ACCGAATATTATGTAGTTGAAGCATTACGTTGGGGTGATAGAGAAAATCACTCCTACGTAGTCGGTGTTTATGATAACCTACATGATGCGTGTGAAGCATGTGTTGTTGAAGAGATGTGGCGTGGTGGTAAGTATGAATGCGTCATTAATGATTATAATAAAATAGGTATTGGCATCCAAGCACAGAAAGAAAAGTTGCTTAGTGAACGTGATGTAGCGGAGTTTAACTTAGAAGTAATAAGTAGAGTTGACCAATATTTGGGTTTGTATGATACATAAGTGGTGGAGAATATGGGCGAAGAGTCTAGGTGAAAAGGTCGGAGAAACTGATACCCAAGCTAATACTGTTGCTGGCATTAGGACTGTGTGGTGGTGTACTCATATGGCGACTTGTATCTTTATCATCCTCAATGCTATAGCGAATCATGGGTGGGGTCTCATTGGATTATAGTACCAAGGGGTGGGTTCACCTACCCAATATAGTATCCCACTCTCGTTCCATATTCGAAAAAGTTATATGCATATAACAAAATGTTCTAAAAAAGGGGTTGTGTGATACATAGAGTGGTGGTATAATAGTACCCTATTGAGATGAGAGAGAAGATGATTATGAAAGACAGAATATTCAATTACGCCAAGACTGATGATACTCACGTGTTCTACTTCAATCGTGTTGCAGACCGCTTCACCAACAAGATGGATTGGTATGACAATGATAACGTTGACATGGTAGTTGTCGATGCAGCCAATACTTCACAAGAGACTGACAACATTTTCTCTTTCCTCTACCAAACGATACCAAACGATGAGTTATATGCTTATAACAAAATGTTCTAAAAATAAGTGAAATAAGTGTTGCATTCTTGTTCTAATAATGAGATAATAGTACCCTATTGAGATGAGAGAGAAAGTTATGATTAAATATGTATTGAGAAACGTTGTTAATGACCAGTTAATAAACTGTAAGATGTTCGACACTATGGTCGATGCCCTTAACTACAGACATACTTATCTTGAACGTGATGTTGCTTGGGTCGATCAGGTGGAGGTGAAGTAATGGAATTGTTAACTAATATACTAACTTGGTTGTTGGTAGTTATTTTTGCGGTGTTTTTGGTCAGTGGTTCTCTCGCTGCGATGTATGAAAGAGACGAAATTCGAAAAGGTATGCGTGAAGGTAAAAACGACTACTATGGTAATAAAATTGAAGAGGAAGATAAATAATGTTTAATCAATATACTTGTAATGTTGTGTACGGTTCTACTGGTGAACGTTCTATGTTCATGGGAATGGACTTGACTTGTGATATGAAAGTCTCTCACGCACTTGGTGAACGCCCTGTCGTTGACAAAGAGATCCAACTCGGTCGTGAAAAATATAAAGTTGGTGAACTTTTGAATTCCGCAATTGGTTTGAAGTATGACTTGATCCTCCGCATGATGATGCGTGACGGAACTATCGATTACGACACGGTTGTTCGTGTTGGTTATGTTGGTCGTCTCCGTGAAGTCTACGTTGTGAAAGACAAAGAAGCATACCGCATCTTTGGTAAGACTTACTATGGGTTGTATAACAATGATTAGTGGTGAGTTTCTTTTTTCTGATATTATTTCTCTTGCCATATTCTGTTTACTTATGGTAGTATGGTGGGAGGTAAAGGGGAAAGGAAATGACGAATAAAAAGAAACATGGATTGGGTAAGACCTCCAATCCTGTCGCTAAGTTCGCTAAACGTTTCAACAAGTCTGCGGTTATGGTTGACCGTAAGAAAGAAGAGAGACGTACCGGTGGACGTTGGAACCTTGATGATGATTTTTATGATAGTGCAAGTACGGTTGTATCAAATGTTATTGGTATGTACGAAGATGGATATACCACCATTCAAATCGCCACGGAATTAAAATTGCCCATTATTAATGTAGAGAATATCGTTTCTTGTGTTTGGGATTGTGAGGACTTTGATTAATGAATGTATTTCGATTAGATGATGATCCTGTGAAAGCTGCACAGTTGATGTGTGACAAACATGTAGTCAAGATGGTTATCGAATATGGTCAACTACTGTCTACCGCACATCGTGTACTGGATGGTGAGTTGTATTTGGACAAGACCAAGAACGGTAGTAAAATCAAACGGTGGAGGGTTACAGAATCTGCACGTGAGGAGTTGTTGTACAAGGCATCTCATGTCAACCACCCATCTAACATCTGGTGTCGCGAGAACGATAAGAACTATCGTTGGTTATACAAACACTTCAAGGCCACTGCAAAGGAGTATGAACACCGGTATGGACGTGTTCATGCGACCTACGACAAACTATCCGGTATGTTATGGTTTGCGCCTAAGAACATCAAACAGACCGCCTATGAGTCAGTTATGCCACAGTGTATGCCTGACGAATGTAAAAGAGATAGTGTAGTTGACGGATACCGTACCTACTATGTACAGGAGAAAAAGTACTTTGCCAAATGGACAAAACGCGAGACACCAACTTGGTTTGTATCTCCTTAGAGTGATGTTAATATTTTGGTTGGCGTTTAGTGTAGACAATGAGGATGACCTATATGGAGTGATGTCGAGTATTCGTAGACTGAATGAATGTAAAAAAGTGGTAAATTTAACTTGACAGTGGTAAGGAAATGATATATAATGTCTAAACAAATGAGATATCTTAAACTCAGATCTGCGCAACAAAGATTACAGAGTCAAAGAAGATCACGAAGAATGCAAGTTCTGCATGAACAAGAAATTAATAAAATTGAAGGAGAAGACCCGTTATGTCCTACACGGAAAAGCAGTTCAAAGAAGACGTAGAAGTAACTAAACGTATTCTGAAAGACACTTATGTCAATAACATCATTTACGTCCAAGAACGTATTAAAGATGGTGCTGATGAAAGTGAGTTAAAAAACATCGAAGATCTTATCATTGCAAACGAACGATTAATCGTTTACTTTGATGAAGGTGATGATTGGGTAAAACAACTACATGAAGAGGCCTCAGGGTCAGGAGATGATAATGGAACAAGCAGTGAACGAACTAACACCGGAGATGATGAAGAAGCAGTCGCTCGAATTGAAGAAGCAAGGAATAGTTGATGCTTTGAAAGAGGGTATCGTGCACCTACAGTTCAAGAAGGTGAATGGTGATCTTCGTAATATGATTGGTACTTTGAGTTCCGAACATATTCCGTTAGACAAGGTACCCGAAGAAGGTAAGGAACGCAAGAGTAATGAAGAACTAGTTGTTCTATTCGATACCGAAGTGAATGACTGGAGATCTTTCCGTACTGAAAACCTTGTAGAATATCGGTGTGAAGCATGGTAGTAAAACGCAAACGTAAACCAATGTCTGATGCCCAACGTGCCGCTGCGAGTGAAAGACTCGCAAAAGCACGAGAGGCTCGTGGTCATGATGGTTCAAAATCTGTACATCCTTTGTTATTGGATATGGATGATGATAGTCCGATACATTGGAGAAAGGTTCGCGAGTGGGTCAAAGAGATAGGTGTGGAACTTCGATCCAAGAAGGCACAACGACTATCGAAGGATTCTAAGGAAAGACATGAGTATCAGACACTAGAGGTATATCTCGGAAACCTGAAAAGGTATCTCGACTCTAGTATCTGGTTAGATGCACGTTATGGAAGACATCGAGAAGGTAAGATGGGTACTGTCGTTCATGCTATTGCATACTTTCCTAGTGGTCGTCCCAAGAGAGTTGTGGGATGGTTTTATAAAGATATCGGTGAATACACCGAGGAGATGAAAGAGAATGACGATAGAATTTACGGTACCGAATCTGAGTACCGAAGAGACGAACACAAGCGAAAACTTCATGAACAAGAAGAGGTTCTCGAAGATGGTGGAGAGGACGGTACGTAGTTCCGGACTTAACTATATGGACTCTATTGTTCATATGTGCGAGAAGAATAACATGGAAGTTGAAGATGTTAAGAAGTACTTGACGCCTTCAATTATAGATTGTCTTGAAACCGAGGCGATGAATTTGAACTTCCTAGAGAAAACTAATTCTCTGGATGTTTAAAATAACACTTGACTTATGTGTATAAATAGGTTAGAATACTATGGTACAATCAAGAAACATTTGAAAATACGCTGTGTAAAAAAACTGTAAATAAACTGAAAACGCTGAACATACTGGAGAAAACATATGTCTTTTGCAAACCTAAAAAGTCGTTCTACCGACATTTCTAAATTAGTATCTGCCGCTCAAGAAGCATCTGGTACTAACACCAAAACCAATAAGTACGATGACGAACGTAAGTGGAAACCAACCGTTGATGATAACGGCAATGGTTACGCAGTAGTCCGTTTCCTTCCTGCAATGGAAGGTCAAGATATGCCTTGGGTACGATATTGGGATCACGGATTCAAAGGCCCTCAAGGTCAATGGTACATCGAGAAATCGTTGACTACCATCGGTCAGAAGGATCCTGTATCCGAACTGAATTCACGTCTGTGGAACTCGGGTATCGAAGATGACAAAGAAACTGCACGTAAACAGAAGCGCCGTCTTCACTACGTGTCCAATATCCTTGTGGTAAACGATCCTGCAAACCCATCGAACAATGGTAAAGTATTTTACTATGAGTTTGGTAAGAAGATCTTTGACAAAATCATGGATCTGATGCAACCACAATTCCCTGGCGAAACTCCTATCAACCCATTTGATTTTTGGAATGGTGCTGACTTCGAACTGAAGATTCGTAATGTTGCGGGTTACCGTAACTATGATAAGTCGGAGTTCAAGTCCACTTCTGCATTGTATGAGTCGGACGAGACTAAACTCGAAGCCACTTATAATCAACAGTATGACTTGGGTGAGTTCGTAGATCCTGCTAACTTTAAAACCTATCAGGAATTAGAGTCACGTCTGGAATTGGTATTGGGTACTGCGGTAGGTGCTAACACCACCATCCGTAATGAAGCATTAACTCAGACTGCGGAAGCGAACGTTGGACGTTCTGCACCACAACCTGAGATTGTTTCTGCTCCTGCACCAACGGTAGGTGCTGTCGCGGAGGAAGATGACACACTATCTTACTTTGCGCAGATGGCACAAGAAGACTAGTAACACGGGGGGACGCAAGTCCCCCTTTTTTTATGCTACAGCATAAGTCCTATCGTTCTGATCAACTGTCGGTTGATTCTGTGACATAATCGCAGCAGTACTTTGATTGGTATTGTTTGTCACGTTCTGTGAAGATGGTGCAACTACTGTGACTGCGTTTCCACCACTAGAACGTGCATTCTCTCTAGACATATTATCAACATCCACACCACGATACTTTTTGATTGCTTCAATTCTTTCGAGACTACGATCAACCTGTCCTAATTGGTCGGCTGAAAGTTTCTCGCCGTCCTTCATACCGGACTCTTTCATTGCGCGGTATTTGTTTTCTCTTTCCAACATCCTTGCATCACGTTTTTCTTTCATGACAGCAAGTTTTTCTTCTCTGGATAGTCGTGCCTTCTTAGATCCCTCTTCCATTTTTGCGAAGTCTTCTTCACGCTTCTTGCGTTTTTCCGCTGCCTCAGCCATCCATTGGGGATCTTCCATATCTTTGATGAACTGTTTAGTTACCTCATTCATCTCCTTGGGAGTGACAGATATCGAGTCTAGGTCATCACCAACTGAAGTATCTCCGGCACGTGCAGCTTCGAGTGATACAACGTTGGATGCTTGTTCTTCTGCACTAATACCGATAACGTCTTTTTGAGTCAATGCGCCAGGCGCATCTTCACCCAAATCCATTTGTGCGACTGGTTCTTCCTTTGCTTTCTCTACTGGTTTAGGTGGAGCTTCATTCACATAATCATAGACCGCATCTGGAATCAGTTTACCTGCCCATGAATCTGCGTCTGGTAAAATACCTGCGATGATGCCTTTTAATTTCATCATCATCTCATGACCCCAATCAAGTGCTGCACCTAGTGCTGCACCAAAATCAAAGTTGGTAACTTTATCAACGATCCAGTTAAATGAATCTGAAACAACTTTTGTGACAGATGCCATCATATCTATTAAATATTGTGTTGGACTGAAACCATCTAACATACTCATATCAAAACCAAGCGCATCACCAATAAATTGTGCAGCTTTGGACAAAAGAGTGGGTATCGCAAATATTGTATAGTCAAGAACAGTTTTAATCATAGTTGGTAATTTAGACATGAAATTGTCGAACCCACCGGTAAAGGCACCAACTACAAAGTCTTTAGCATCAATCAACATAGTACCAAGACTATCGAACATATCAATGATTATTTCTTCGAATGAAAACGAGTCTAGAAATGCACTTACTTTATCAAGACCAAATAAACCCGCAAGTTTACTCACAGCCCACTTGACAAGATCTCCGATACCACCAATCACTACACCAAAGAATGTACCTATTCCAGAAGTAAGGAATCTGATTATTTTACTACCGAAACCACCAACCTCTTTGGCCGCGTCACCGAAACCATCGAAGATTGCCATCACACCAGCGATGATCTGACCGATAACAGGAATCTTGGTTCCTAGTGCTCGGAACACATTAAAGATTTTACCGAGGAATCCTGACTTACCGAACAGGTCAGTGAAACCTTTAATCTTGGTTCCAATACCCTTAAAGAATTCTCCTATGGTTGCACTTGCTTTTGAAAGGAAACCAATACCACCTTGTGCCCCACTAAATGCCTTGTTGATTGCAATGAAAGGTTTGGCGAGGAAAAGTATAGCACTCTTAATCCCATTAACTGTTTTGAGGAAACCGCCTTGGATTAATTTACCCGCAGATTTTAACTTATCGACTGCAAACTGGAATCCAACACCTAATGCACGAATACCCTTTTCTATAGTGTTGAGTGATCGGAAAGCGCCATTCGCAGCTTTAGACAGACCCTTAACACCATTCGTTCCTGCCTTAAATGCATTACTCAAATTCTTAAATGCATTCTTGATAGACTTAGGAATCAAGTTACTCAGGAGTCGTTTGAAGGCATCTACTACACCTACCGCAAATCCTGTAACTGCTGCAAGAATACCACCGACCATTCCAGCCAATCCGAAACCACCGGTGATATCAGATTTCTTAAACCCTACAGCGCCTTCTGGTTTATCTTTCTTCTTGTCGCGTCTCTCTTCTTCTTTGTCACCCGCCATGGCAGCCAGACCCTTTAGGAACTTTTCAATGTTCTTATTGATCTGATCTGTAGACTGTACTTGGTCTGCGGATTGCTTTGCGTTCTCCGTTCTAAGGAGTTCTATCGCGTTACCTAAGTTCTGTTCTGCCATTTTGGTTTATCCATTTCTTTGTTGTTCTTGTTTTATACGGTCGTTTTCTTCCTTCACATAATCAATTAACATACTAACGTAAATCTCCCTTTCCCACGGCATCATCATATCTAACTCACCTAGACTATAATGATGATGTTGCATCAACGAAAAGTTGGTCTTATAATGATTGACCAAATTATCGTGAGAAAGGTTTATGATAAAAAATCGCTAATCCCTTGCAATGTTCGTTCGATTGTTTCTCCACAATCCAAACAAGGTTGTTTAATCTCTTTCTTCAATGAAGGTATCGACTCTAAGAAATCAGACATCTTTTTAAATTGGTCAGATGTCATAGACTCAATGAAGTCCATCACTTCTTTGTTACCCACATCCTTCGTGGAAATTCTTTCGTCTTCGGTCAAGATCGCATCGATGGATTGAGCAAGAATCTGCATACCCATCTCGGTCTGATCACTCTCGAAATTCATAGACAGTACATCTGAATATGAAGGATACTTCATCTCTACCGCAACCTGATCTGTGATCTCGATTCGGGAATTAAAGTTCTCGGGATACACGATCTCGATGTTTGATAACTCAATATCAATTTCATTCTTATGTCCACACGAACCACATGGGACTAAAATCTTCGCATTCTCACCAACAGATCTTGATCTGACTTGGGTGAACAAATACTCAACATCAAATGTTGTTAAGTCTGCTACTCCAACTTCACCTTCGATACAGGCTTGGAGAGTATTGATGATTGCATTTAATGCAGCCTTCTGATCTCCGGTCTCGAATGCGATCATTAGAATCTTTTCTTCTTTCACCAAATAGGGACGATATTTAATCGTCTCTTTGGTTGAAGGGATAACACAACTATATTGTGGTGTCGAGTTTAACTTAGGTAATGCCATTATATTCTCCAATAATTAACCAAATAATTTTGCAAAGACTCCGCTTACCGCACCACGTGCAATATCTTCACCTTCTTTAGTGTAGTCACCGACCACACTTTCCCAATCAGTATACGACAATTGTACACTCAATTCCATAACACCTTCTTCACCATTACCCAATGTTTGATCAGTCAATGATGTTGGATAACATTCCAACAGGTTACATGTATATGTAGTCTTCATAGAAAAGGAACCACCAAGATCAAGTTCTCCTTGAGAAAGATCAAAAGGGCCTATCTTTGGTAATCGATTCTTTAAGAAACTCGGTACCTTATCTACAAATCCTAATTGTTTCTTAACAATACTTAATCTAAGACCTCTTTCCATAGTAGAAATCTGAACTGTTTTAGTGTAGTCTTCGAAATAACCTACAGTTCGATTTACCTGATCGTGTGCTTCATTCTGCCACGCTTCGAAGTACTGACGAATGATGTGATTGTTCGCAACCAGAAAAGTCAATGTCAGATCTGTTGTTGCATATCCATTCGCAATCTTTCGGTTGGTTGTACCAATCGCATGATCTAAACTCATGATCTGTCGGCCAGGTAATGCAGCGACCGTACAGAATAAATTCAACTCTCTCGCATCTACTCTGAAATTCTCTAGTTGGGGTAGTTGAACCATGAACTGGTTTGCTTTCGCAAGTCCACCTGAACCACCTATTTGACCCTTTAGGTCTTCGATTGAAAATCCTGCACTCATCGTATCATCTGCCTACTATCGTAATGAACCTTATAACTGTTTCGTTTGCGGAACTGTGCGGTTGGCAGAAAGATTGCAATCTCCCATTCTGGTGCAGGTACTTCCGCAAAACGACTGGTGACCTGAGAATTCAAATAATGTTTAACACATGGTTTGAAGTATCTCAGATTCGAAGATTTCTTTAACATTCTATATGTCAAAGAAAACTTATCATCTTCACTCAACTTACTACCTTGGATATCCATGATGTTCGCAAAGAACTGCATCCTCAACTTGGGTGGTAGATAGTGTAGATTCAATCCTAAGAATCCACCCTTCGCAGGCCCAAGAACAATCACCAATGGAAATGCATCATAGTATGGTAGTTTGTCTTTATGTTTAGGATCATAGGTAAACATGAACATACCACCAATGATCTGTTTAGATCTTGCCTTGATGGGTTCTTCCTTCATCAAAGACTCTCGATTGATACCCCGCATATTCTGTGCTTTCTTCAGAAACCACGCACGACTTTCCTTCGTCCGAGGTGTAATACCCGCACGGAATGCCTGTCGTTCTAATCTATTGAATATGTCAGACATGTGTCTTCCTGTTAAAATCCATGTCTTTATTTATATAGTTTGCCATGACGCCCCCAATCTTTTTCTTTGAGTATAAAGTCTGGTTTGACGAAATTGATCAACTTCGATATGTGGTCGGTATTGAGGTTCCATTCAAGGAAATTTGCATACTTCTTGTTTGTAAAAAAAGAACGAACATTATCTTCATGTTCTTCTCGATCATTGCGGAACCATTCTAACATCTCATCTGGCTCTAGGTCATGATATTCACAACAACGTCTCATATAATCACCGTCCTTGTGTCTACGTTTACTGTCCAACCAGTCTTCCATATCACGAGTCTGCAATATAAAATAAGCATTTGGATTATTATTGTAGAGTTTGTCGAACCACTTGACGCCATCTACCCACGCATAATCACGATGGAAAAACAAATCACTATAGACCTGTGCATGATCAATACTTTTCATCACATATTTATTTTCATCAACATTCTGTCCCATCTGTTGTGCGAGTACCAACGGTTCCCCAGTAAATTCGTCCATGCAGGAATAATGCCATGACCGGTATCCTGATGCTTTAAATAACTCGTGGAATGACGTGGTTGCAATCTTGTTCATTCCTATAAAATATACTTTCTTGTTAATCACTTCTTTCTCTTATACGGTTTCATTTTCTTCAATGGTTTAATTGGTTTCTTTCCTAATGGTTTGGGTAAAATTCCCATGGCCCTTAGTTTATGTTCGTCCCATATTTCAAAGTGCCAACCTCTATCCGCAACATACTTCTCGGTCGCTGTCCACTTACTTATGTTTTTAATATATGTCAATGTTTCACTAAGTACTTGTCTTCGAGGTCTTCCTTGTCCGGTCTTGGGTTTGATTGTCTCTTTATGCGGTTTGACTTCGATCAGTACAGTGCGTCCATCCTTGTACTTGACCATAAAGTCCATGAAATAACGATGGGGACGCTTGTCAGTCTCGCAAATATATGGTATAATAACTTCTTCACTTACCCAACCAACCACATTGGGATTGTCGTCACACCATATCATGACAGCCTTTTCCCATCCCGAACGATACACCACATTCTTGGGATCACCAAGATACTTGGATTCATTCCGGATTTTGTATTTTCCTTTGTAAGTTTTCATATAAATAGTTTTAAAGTTTTAAAGATTTTAACCTATTTATGGATCGGATAAATGCCTGATAATATATATGACGTAAAGGTCGGAGACAAACTCACTCCGGAACAGATTAGACTTGCCGCTGGTGGTGGTGCAAAACAACAACCACCGGCAGTACCAGTCGGAGAAACTGTGGGCGGTGAAGGGAGTGTTAGACAACTCAGGTACCCAATAGACGATACCGATTACAAGGCACGGGTCATTTTCAGTGTGAATGAAGACAAATCCACCGGCACAAGTAATGTCAATGTATTTTCTGCACAGACAAAGAAGTTGAAAGGTGATCTTGAAGCTCTTAAAGGTAGAGTTAAAGAATTGAATGAAGAAATTGAAGGTAGTTTCTTTACTGGTTCTGAAGAGTTAGAAAAGCAACAACTTCTACAGAAAGAAAAAGAACTGATAGAACAGATAAGATCATATGAAGGACTTGAGAAACAATCCAATTCTACCAAAGAGAGTATTCCCATAACTACTAGTTCTATTAGTTTATATCTCCCCATGGGACTATCGTTCCGTGACAATGTAACATACGAGAACTTCGATCTTGGTGCTACTGGCGCAACTATGGAAGCGGGTCTTGGGTTCGCATCATCTATGGTTAAAGGTTTGGGTTCATTTGTAAGTAATCTCACTTCGGGCGACAATACAGATCTTGCGAAACTTGCAGGTGTACAACTCGCATCTAAGTTTGGTTCTTTTGGTGCAGAGGCACAAGCAGTTTCAAAACTCGCAGGTGGTGTTACACTCAACCCCAATTCACGGGTTTTGTTCAAACAACCAAACATTCGTGAGTTTGCATTTGCGTTTAAGATGATCGCAAGATCCGCAAGTGAAGCAAGAGAGATCAATGAAATTATAAGACTGTTGCGAACTGAATTATATCCTGATGAGATCACCGCTGATATTGGCGCACCTAATCCAATATCACTGGGTTATAAATTCCCCAACAAGTTTAATATAGAATTCGAATATGACGGAAGAAAGATTCCAGGCCTTGCTAAGATCAAACCCTGTTATCTCCGTGATGTATCTACAACGTTCAACTCATCTCAAATGGCAATGCACGAGGATGGTAACTTCATGGAAGTTGACATGACCTTGAGTTTCCAAGAGACGAAAGCACTAGTACGCAAAGACGTATCTGAAGGAGGTTTCTAATGTCATATTTCTATAACTTCAGACCAACACTTTATCGGTTTGGTGACGAGACTTCTCTTTCTGTCGCGACCAATCTAACACAATATGTTGATATGATTGATCAGATAAAGTCACGCGATCTATTTCTTTCTGATTATACCATACCTGTCAACGAAAGACCAGATCAAACATCCTTTCGTTTATATGGCACTACGGATTATTACTGGACATTCTTTCTCGTGAATGATCATATCCGAGAAGGCGGTTGGCCATTGACATTATCTGAAGTCCATAGTGCTGCACAGAAAAGATACCCACACCGAATGGTGACGGTACAGTTGCAACAAGAAGATGTTATTGATTACTATGATGATGACAACCAACCAATCTATCGTACTAAAATTATAGGTACCGCACCGGATCAATTTGAAGTTGGTGCTATCGTAACGGGTAACGTATCCGGTACCAGAGGACAGATCATCAAACGAGATCTATCACTCGGAACGTTTATTATCGATACTATCAATGTTGTATTGACTTCGGAAGTACGTGAAGAGGTTGTGACTCCGGACTCTAATGGTATTATAAACCTAGAGAGGACAGATGCATTAGGGGCAGAAACCTTTACTCAACCCCTTACATGGGTGTTATTGAAAGATGGTTTACAATTATCTTCGTATGAAATAACATTAGATCCTTTCGAGAGAAAAGCAACCATCACCAATGTCGCATTCGATCCTACTTCAGAATATAAGTTGACGTATTATATTAATACCAAGAACTTGACTGATGGATCTTTTCAAACCGGAGAAGAGTTGTCATATACCAATCCTGCGGGCACTTCGACATCAATGTTGGTATATGGTGAACAACCTCAGTATTTGGGGACGCATCACTACGAAGATGTTGATGGTAACTGGATTGATATCGATCCCCTCACACAATCCAAACCGGTGGGTGCTGTCGAAGTTACCATGAAAGACTATCTAACGAATGTTAATGAAAGTCTCCGTCAAATCAAACTCATCAAACCCGATTCTATAAAGGGTATTGTTAATGAGTTTTCTGAACTCATGGGTCAATAATGCAAAGACAATCCCAATTTAAATATCAAGTTGCCGAGATAACTTCGGACAGGTTATCGGATTTCATTGTCGATGTTCGTTCTCTGATCGTGGAGTTGGTGTTCTTTGAGAATCTAGACAAACCATATATCAGTGGTCAAGTCGTAATATCTGATGACCAAGGGGTATTTGATAGTTTGGGTTTTAGTGGAACAGACAGACTCCATATCAAAATGTTGAGTGAAATGAGTAAGACCGAATCCGAAGAAGTTGTTATGGATCGTTCTTTCTTATTGACCGGTATCGACAACATTATCAAGTCTTCTAACTCAGGCAACTCCTCGTTATACGTGTTCAGTTTTATGGATGAACATGCATTCGTGAGTAAGACCAAAAACATTTCACGTGCAATACGAGATAACTTGGGTACTGAAATAGTAAAACTGTGTCAGAACGAATGTGGTAAGAGTGTCGATCTTTCTTATTCGGGAGAAACTGTCCAGAGTAACTTTAAAGGCATCATCCCATACATGCACCCCCTTGAGGCTGCAACTTGGTTGACTAATAAAGCAACTACAGATTTGGGTATGCCATTCTTTTTATATGCGTCTATCCACGATCAAAACCTAAGACTTGCAAGTCTGGATGTTATGTTGCAACAACCCGCATGGAATAAAAAGATTCCTTTCATCTTCTCTCCTGCTAACACACAGGCACAAGAAGAAGGTGGTGATACTACTATGCAATACTTCCAAGTACAGACGATGAAAACCAGTAAGTTACAAAACACACTCAATCAACTTATGTCGGGTGGTATAGGTTCATTGTATACCGTGACAGATATTAGCAATGGTCGAACAACTGCGCAACACTTTAGTCTAGAATCTCTATTATTGAAATCTAGTGAGAAAGGACTTATAAATTATGCGAAACAGAATGTCTATGACGCATCATACAAAACACCTGATATTGCAGATGTGAACATCGAAGGAGATCACCTACATAATACCAATGCAAAGATATTCCATAGTGTAGTATCTCGGGGTGTTTATAACGATAAGAAAAGTATCCATGACGAAGTGAGTCCTAGTATGTTTCTCAAGAAGATTGAGAACCTCGCATTCCGAAACGTTATATTCAAAAATATGATGGATGTTACGGTGCCTGGGCCAGGATTCATTGCATCGGGTGGTTCGGTAGGTGATAAGATTCGTATCAATGTTTTGAACGATGACAATAATCCAGAGAGTCCTGATCAACTCGATCAATTGAAGAGTGGTGACTTTCTTATTTACAATACAAGACATACCTTTAGAGATACTCGACATGATGTTGCAATGACGGTATTCAAACTAGAGAAGGGGCCGAACATTGATTAATTACTACGGTGATAAGGTTCGTTGGTTTGTTGCTGACGTGATCGATACCACTCCACCTTATGGGTTGGAGGGTCGTGTGCGTGTACGTATCCATGGTATTCACAACCCATCTACCCGTGAAGTGAGACAGAATGATCTCCCATGGGCGCAGGTAGTATTACCTACCACTGAGGGTGGTGTGTCTGGATTGGGTTCTACTCCAAGACTTGAGGCGGGTTCTTTTGTCTTTGGTATGTTTATGGATGGTACCGAGTCACAAGTTCCTATCGTGATCGGTTCACTACCCCGTACAGAATATCCTACCTCGATTCAAAAACAAGTTGCATACGACAGTTTGATTGAGAGAATAAGTCCAGACCAAGAGTTCTATAATCAATCAACAGGTTCTATTGATGAGTCTTCGGAAGCATTGAAGAATGAACTTAGAGATGAAACTCCTGATGAGTTTACTTCGAAGTTGCGTAGAGACATTGCTGTCAAATTCTTTCTTTCTACCGGATACAGTATCAAACAAGCTTGTGCGATTGTGGGTGCGATCTCACGTATTAACAGTTCTTTTGATACCACATATACAAATATCGGCGGTACCGGACTGATGGGTTGGAGTGGTGTTAGATTCACTCGCCTGAAGGCATTCAGTAATGAATGGTGGCATTTCAGTACACAATTGGCATTCATATCATATGAACTAAATACTACTCACGTAGATGCAAACATTCGCATTTTGAATTCTGATGTTATTGATAAATCCAAACCAAGATCTTTGGGTAATATTATAGGTCGTCATTATGCTCCTATTCAAGATGATTACAACAGCGAAGTAAAAAGAGTATATGAAATATATGCGAATAAGAAGGTATAGAAATGTCTAGTCTCCAAACACTTAATGACGGTCTCAAAGCAAAGGTCACATCAACCGCAAACTTAAATGTCCTTAATCAACAGGTCGTAAAGTCTCAGGATGCGAATATACTGAATTCATCAACTATACTCGGTAAGAATGTAGAAGTTGATGTGAACGGATTCAAAAGTTTAGACAACAATTCAAAAACTGATACCACAGGTTCATTGTCCCAAGTACTTCCTACTGCGGGAGTATACCCTAATACAGATCCATCTGATATGATAACTGATGTGGGCGTTCCTATTGTCACGGTGACAAATGTAGCCACTCAGGTAGAAGAATTCGTCTTAGATGGGAGCGGACTCCCTACCGAAGATTCCGCAGGTAATCCAATAACACAATTGGTTGATGGTGAATTAGTACCTACCGTAGTACAGACCGGAGAAAACTCACCGAGTACTGTTCCCGAGATTACAAAATCATTGACAGGAATCATTCCGCCTGTAGAAAGTATCACTATCGTTTCATTGGGTGGTTCTGCACTTGATGAACTTGCCGGTGCAATCGAAGATGCGTCCGAAAGAAAAGGTACGTTATTGAGTTCGATCAAGACAACAGCATCCGAAGCCAAAGCCGGTGGTGATGAATTGGGTGCTTCTATAACCGAAGGTATAGGGAACGTACAGAGTAAATTGGATGAAGTTGCCAATAAGTCAAAGAGTGGTGGTTTACTAGATGAAGTTGCAAGTGCGGTATCCGCAGTCGAAGGTGTCGGTAATACTATTGCCAACGCATCTGCGACAGCGACAGGATCACTGACTTCCGCATTAGAGACTGGACTCAATGAAGCAAAAGGTATAATCTCGGATGGGTTCAGTGCTATTACAAGTAGTATCGGAAGTGCGGTAACAGATCTTGTTAACAATGTTTCTTCTGATATAAACTTAGGATTTGGTACTGCACAAGATCTATTCGAAGATTTGACTGGTTCGGTCGGCGGTATTCTTACGGGACTGTTCGGTGCAGGTGAAGAACTCGATAAAGATTTCCTCTCTGGTATCATGAACGATGTCATGACTGGCGGGGATATCAATCTCACCAAAGCAACCAAAGCACTGACACTGAAAGATAAAACATTATCTCCAGAATTAAAAACAATAATTAGAGGCACAGATGCTAATAATGTTGAAGAATTTAATCTCAAGGTTCAGAGTAAAGCAAGAGCTGCCGGAATATCCGAGACCGAATTACAAAACTTTAAAAATCAGTCTGTTAAGATTGAGAATGCACTTAGTCAAGTAGATACTACAATAGCAGGAAGTGTTGTCTCCGAAGCGGGTGAATTCTTCACCGAAGATTTGGATCTATTGGAACTCTCTAAAAGATATTCCGCAGGGTATATTAGAGAATTTTCTTACATAGACTCTAAAGAAGAACTTGGATTAGAGTTTGTTAAAATGACTCGACAGATATCCGAGGTTGTAATTCATGCAAGTGAAACCTACACGAATGCAAACATTGGTGCAGAAGAGATTCAACTAAGACACAACGAAGCAGGACATGTTGGTATCCAATACCATCTGGTCATTAGACGTGACGGAACACTTCAACGTGGACTACCCTTAGATAATGTTGCGGATGCAAGTGACATCAACCGCCACAAGTTTAACTGTATTGATGTGTGTTTGGTAGGTGGTGTGAATGTCGCGACCGAAGCTGACAATCCTTTATTGAATTTGTCCGCGAGTTCATTCACTATATCTCAGATGAAGACACTAGAAAATATTCTAGAAATATTCTACCAGATAGTTCCGGGCGGTCAAGTTCTCGGTCACAATGACATTGACATCTCATCTCAAGATCCGTACTTTGATGTTATATCTTTTGTTGAGAACAAGTTTGGTAAGAAGACTGTTTACGCAGATCCATTGACAGAAACATCATTAGACCGAAATGGTCTGAAACTGAAGAAGGCCGTATGACAACTACAACAAATAAAAAAACGATAGGTGACAATCCTGCAATTGAAAATACCGAAGGTGTTCCAATTGATGGTTTCCAAGATCCTACTGGAGAATTTCCCAAAAGGGAATATCATTATGGGTCTTCATTAAATAGATCTGCACGTGGTCTCAAAGTAGAGAATCTTTATCTTGGTGGTGGTACCGAAGGAACAGACTTGGATCTCGAAGACCAAGAACCTTCTCGTTTCCCGTTCAACCAAGTAAAAGAAACCGCATCGGGTCATATCATCTCGTATGATGACACGCCTGGCGGTGAACGTATTCTTATCAAACACCGTAAGGGTGCGGGTGTAGAAGTCCGCGCAGACGGGTCTGTGGTCATCTCTGCGGTCAATAACAAGGTCGAGGTTACTGGTGGTGACCAAACTGTCATTGTTGAAGGTAACGGTAAGTTGGTGTATAATGGAAACCTCAACCTTGAAGTGACAGGTGACTATAATGTCAATGTTGGGGGTGATTACAATGTCAACGTTGATGGCAATACCAACACCGAGATACGTAAGAACAACACCACAACGGTAGGACTGAACACCAATTATACAACTAAAGGTACTGCGGTAAACAAGACAGTCGAACACAAATCAGATATTGTTTTGGGTAACTGTTATGGTACCATCAAAGGTCATTGGAAAAATAACGTAGGTGCTGAGATTGAAATGTTCACCGGTAATCGTTTCCATGTATCTGCCGAAGAAGAATTTGTGATGACTGCATTGCAGGGTAATATCTCTGCAACTGAAATATCAGTACTTGGTATGAAAGGTGCGATTGGAGGGGAACAAGTCGAGTTCACTGGCCCTGTTTACATGGGGCCACAAGGTGCGGTACCATTTACTTCGGGTGCATCATTCTATGGTTCTTTCCATGGACAGGCACTCGAAGCAATCAAATCCAAGTATGCGCATAAAGCAGAGAATGCGAAGACTGCGCAACTTGCATCCAAGGAGAAAGGTGGACAACCCTCCGGAGGGGCGCCTGATGTGCCTAAGAATATGGAATCTTTATCTCCACTGAAACCAATACCTAAGACAGATGCAGTTGCAGGTCTTCTGTCAGATGGACATTTGTCTATACGTGCAATATCAATTGATAGTAAAGATGCAATACGCAATCATATACTGTTACGTGATGACTATGCGGGACTGTTTGAAAAAGAACCCACTATAAATGAAATTCGATCTACCATGCGAGACGAAGCGAACAGAACAATCGTGAACGAGAAAGGTATCTCATTCCCCGATGCACTGATAAAGAATGGTATGATTGCATCCGACTGGGAAAATCCTTTACCTCCGAAGGTAGGACGTATTGCCAAGAAAGAAACATCTCCAAGATTTGGTTATACTCCACTTGGTAACTCCGTGAAGAATAGAGGTAAAAGATTCAAATGATAACAATTGTACCAGATCAGAAATACAATCCAGCTTTAGTTGATGCGAAGGATATTACTTCGTTCACTAAACTTGCGCCTGGAGTATCAGTCTCTAAGTTTCTTGGCAGTAAAGGAAACCCATGTAGTTTATCGACCATAGACAAATATCAAAACAGTCCTAATGATAGACAACAACTTGCATACAATCTCTATCTACACGCAGAGTTGTTCCGTAGAATCAATGGAAACATTGACATGTTCAAAGATGTGCGTCTTATTGTATCGGAAGGGGTTTATCGTGGTGGCCCTCTAGAAACAGTTGCAGGAGAAAATCTTCTAAAACAAGACGGTCAAATGGTAAGTTACAAAGTAGTTGATGAGAAGGGTGAGATCGATTATGAAAGAACATTCGATCTTGCTGAGTATATCAAGGACTATGTTGGATACGATAAACTTATTCTAGAATATGATAAGTGGGATCCAACAGGAAAACTCAATGCACAAGTAACAGTCGTAATGCCAAAGGTAGATGGAATTACTTGGAAGTTATACTATAAAAATGAATTGGAAACAAGATACAACGGAATACTTTTTGCAAAGAATGAGTTGGTAGAAGTTCTCGAAGATGTATAAATAGAACTATAATATTTTAGGAAAGACAAATGGCTAGAGCATTTTCTATAGAAGACGGGGGATTAGGAAACTTTTCAACTGTCAAATCGACATCGAACAATGAGTATATCGACATTGACCTTTCGTTTGCAGCGAAGGGTGCCGGTGACGTGTATAAGAAAACTGCGGTATCATCTGTCACACAATCTTTGAAAAACTTATTGATGACCAACCGCACCGAGAAACCTTTTTCTCCATACTTTGGTGCGAACCTCAATAGTTATCTTTTTGAGTTGATGGATCAAGGCACAATCAATCAAATGCAGAATGCGATTATACAGAATATTCGTGTTTTCGAACCAAGAATAAATTCCGAAACTCTACAAGTAATTCCCGAAGTAGATGAGAACGGAAACAGTGTTACACTTACGATAATTTTTAACATCGTAAATTCTAGTCAATCCGTAGAATTTACAACCAGACTGAATAGGTTACGATAATGGCAACGACTATTAACTCCTCATCTTTAGATTTTGATGCAATCAAAAACAATCTAAAGACATATTTAAAACAACAGTCGGAGTTTTCGGACTATGACTTCGAAGCGTCTGGTATATCTAATCTATTGGATGTATTGGCTTACAATACGCATTTGAATGGTCTCACTGCAAATATGGCATTGAATGAATCATTCTTGAATACTGCACAGTTGAGATCTTCGGTCGTATCACACGCAGAGACACTGGGTTATGTACCACAGTCAAAAACTGCGGCACAAGCAAATATCAACATGTCTTTCAACATTGGTATCGATCAATCAGATGTACCCGAAACTCTACAGATTGCATCTGGATATAAGTTTACCGCAGCTATTGATGATGCGTCTTATACATTCCAGACTCAGGAATTGATTCAGGCTACTAATGATGGTAACAACTTCTTCCAGTTCACAACACTGTCGGGTTCTACCAGTATCCCTATTTACGAAGGTGTTGCAAAGACTAAAACTTTCTTTGCAGGGGAAGATGCAGAAGAAACTATGTACATCATTCCCGATCTTAACCTTGACCGTGCGACTGCGGTAGTTAAGATATACGAGAGTTCGACTTCGGATGACTTTACCACTTATGTCAATCTAGAAACCGCAACTAATATAACTGCAACCACTCCTGCATACATTCTAAAGGAAGCACCAAATGGTTACTATGAGTTAACCTTTGGTAATGGTTCCACACTTGGTGCGGTACCTAAAGCTGGTGCAAAGATCACAGTTGAGTATCTCTCGGTAGATGGTGCGAATGCAAATGGTGGACGATTATTCGAACCCCTTAATACGGTAGAAGTGACCGAACCGACTAGTGGTAGTGGTCTACAAAGATTACCTGTAGTATCAACAGTCAATAGATCTGTTGGTGGTACTAATAAAGAAACATTGGATTCTATTAGACGAAATGCGCCATTCCGATATGCAACACAGAATAGAATGGTAACACACGTTGACTATGCTAACTTGGTGTTACGTTCATATGGTGCATTGATCGAAGACATTATCGCATGGGGTGGAGAAGACAATCTTCAACCAGAATATGGTCAGACTTTCCTGTCAATAAAATTCAAAGGGGATGTTACACAATCCCTAGAAGATATCACTAAAGACGATATCAGAGTGTTGGTCGATCAACTTTCTATTGCTTCGTTTGGATTACAATTTACTGATCCGGTAGAGACTTTTGTCGAAACCAATGTCTTCTTCCAATACAATCCGGACTATACTAACTTGTCGATCAATGCACTTCAAGAACAAGTTAAAGGTGTAATGCTAGATTACTTCTCGACCAATACCGGTAAGTTTGGACAGGCATTCCGTAGGTCTAACTTATTGACTTTGGTGGATGACGTGAGTCCTGCTATTCTATCATCTCGCGCAGATGTGAAGATGCAACAACGTTTCACGCCTTCGGCTGGTGTAGAACAGGATTTCAAATTTAGTTTTCCTTCTCCTATCGCCAATCCGGATGATGTGAACTTCATTATAGAATCTTCTACGTTCAAACGTACCTTTGGTGGACAATCATTAAACTGTAAGATTAGAAATCTTCTGACCACAAACAAACTCCAGATCATTGATGTTGGTACAGGTGACGTGAAGTCCGACAACATCGGTTTCTACGAATCCGGTTCTGGTATCATCAATCTTGTAGGATTTAAGTCGGACGAATCGAAGTTGATCAAACTTTCATGTACTCCTGCTAACGCAAGTGCTATAGTACCACAGAGAGAATACATTCTAGATTATGATAATACGAGATTAAGTGCGAAAGGTTTACGTACCACAGCGAGTAACTAATGTCAATATTCGATAAAACACATAAAGATACTACAAGACGTGACATCAATCTGAGAGCGGATCAGATCGAGTCCGTCTTACCTTCGCATATCCTTGCAGAGTATCCTAAGTTTGTAAGTTTCATCAAGGCCTACTTTGACTTTGAGAATCAAGAAGATTCGTTGACTCGTTTTTTGAACAACATGTTCGAGACGCGAGATGTGTCACAAACAGATTTGGATCTTCTTACTTATTTTGAAGATGAGTATCTGTTAGGTCAGAATTACTTTCAAGGGTTTGTTGATAAAAGAACCGCAGTAAAATACTCAAGTTATCTGTATCGTGCCAAAGGTACTAGATACAGTATTCGACAATTCTTTAAAACTTTCTTTGACATTGAACCAGATGTTGTTTACACAAAACAATACATATTCAAGTTGAATGAGTCTAAGGTTGGTGCAGAGAGTGCAAGGTACCTTACTGACAATAAACTATATCAAACCTACGCAATACAGATTAGATCAGAACTTTCTCTTGCGCAATGGCGTGATGCATATAAACTCATGGTGCATCCTGCCGGTATGTACCTTGGTGGTCTCACTCAAATCGTAGGTACTGCATCAATAGATCAGTTACAGTATGATCCGGGCGAAGCAATCAAACCACCGATTGTATTGGAAGGTATTGGTGGATTATCACCACTTGGTTTCCAACAACATACCGCACTATTCGACTTTGGTGCGACCGATGAAGGAGGAACTTTGAAGTTCCGAACAAATATGGGTAGTAGTGCAGGCCTGGCCAGAGACTCAAGTGAATTGTATCTGGGTATACCTATGGGTAATGACCTGAATGACGTGCAAGATCTTACAATCGATAACCTCGATAGACTGTATTCAAGTCTTGGTGAATACCTCACGCCTGATTCCCCAACGTTGGATGATGATAGTGACGGTTCAACTACTTACTCTGGATTCGATTTATCATCTACAGAAAGTATAGATCAAGAAACCTTCACGTGGAACCCACAGGTTTCTCGTATAGATTCTGATAATAATCTATTCCAGACTCCGGTCGGAGATTCTGATGGAGAAATTTCTCTCCGTGAAGTAATAGATAACAATTATTAGTATAAATAGAACATATAATCTTTAGGTAAAAAGAGAATGACTAGACAAGTATTAAACAGAGGCACAATCGCGAACGATGGTACGGGTGATACACTTCGTACTGCATCGTTGAAGATTGAACAAAACTTCCAAGAGATCTACAGCAAACTTGGAGATGGTGCATCTCTGATGGCGTTGATCGACTTTGACTCTTCGGGTATTATATTCGAAGGATCTGTCGAGAACAATTTTGAGACTCGTTTGCAAGTCGCTAACCCAACAGCAGATAACACGGTTACAATACCGAACTATTCTGGTGCATTGGTTATGGACTCTGCAACACAAACATTGTCTAACAAGACTTTACTAAGTCCTATTTTGACTACCCCACAGATTAATGACACTTCATCGAATCACAGATATGTGGTTGCAGTGAATGAGTTGGCTGCGAATAGAACAATTACATTACCACTGTTGGGTGCGGCAGATACTTTTGTATTTAATGACCACACCGCAATATTAAAGAACAAGACACTTCAGAATCCTACTCTTAACTCTCCGGTTATCGGTAAAGAGATTCTTGATAGTGCGGGTAACGAATTAATACAATTCCAAGACTCCGGTTCTGCAACAAACTTTATTCGAATTGGTAACTCCCCCACTAGCGTACCTGCAATAGTGCAAGCTGCGGGTGAACCAAACTCCGCACTATCACTCAAGGGTTCGGGTAATGGTGGAGTTAAAGTTGACTCTAAACTTGTATTAAAAACACAGGGTATTTCGACAGGTGGTGGTACTGTAAGTGCAAATTCACCAATAACATTATTCACCAATAGTACTACCGGTGCACACAGTTTAGCGAGTGGTACATCTGGACTAAATGGTGAAGTTAAATATCTTGTTAATAAAGGTGCGGGTACACAAACTATTAACGAAACTTCAAGTAATCTTGCTGCGTATGCAAGTCTTATACTACCACAGAACGAATCTGTTACTTTGATGTGGTTTGGGACTCAGTGGATTGTGATAAATAAAACTGATAACGTAACAACTTCGTAGGAATATATAAAAAATGCCAGTAATTACCGATCAATTTAAAAAACAGGTCTTAGATGATCTTCTTACGGACTTGGACTCTTCTTCTGTAAGATACTATGCGGCCATTGGTAGATCCGAAGATTGGAATGCTTCTGATCTTGCGACTGTTCCTACTAATGATTCACGTTCTGTCAGACAGGCAAGAAATTCTTTGCAATCTGCAAAACTCATCGAAGATGCCTCATATGTAATTCCACGTAGAATATGGGTTGCTAACCTTATCTACTCTGCATATGATGATAACGATGTAGGTTTCCCCGAGAATCCTTTCTATGTAATCAACTCGAATAACGAGATTTACATCTGTTTGGAACAGGGTAAGAAACAGGATGGTTCTTCGCAGTTATCTACCAACCAACCTACTGGTAACACTACCGGTACACCATTCCGTACTGCGGATGGTTACACGTGGAAGTTCCTTTACTCTATCGGTGCATTACGTGCAGATAAGTTTTTGTCATCTGCATATATGCCTGTAAGATTTGTTGGTTCAACCGACTCGGATTCTCCTGCCGAAGATCTACAACAACAACTAGTCCAGAACGCTGCGGTAAAAGGACAAATCGTTGGTTATAAAGTAACTAATGGTGGATCTGGTTATACATCTGCACCTTCGGTAAGTATCGTAGGTAATGGTACTGGTGCGATTGCTTATGCGGTACGTGCGGGTGAGACTATCGTAGACATCAAGGTCAAGGCCGACTCTGCGGGTAACTCGGGCAACTCTTACTTTGGTAGTGGTTACGACTATGCAAACGTATTAATTTCTGGTGGTGGTGGTGACTCTTGTATTGTTCGTCCTGTATTGGGACAAGCATCTGGTGTTGGATCTAATCCTGTTATTGACCTGAAGGCAAATGGTGTTATGTTTAACTCCAAACCAGATGGTATTGAAAACGGTGACTTTATTACTGGTGACGAGATATTCCGTCAAGTGTTATTGGTACGCAATCCAAGAGTTGATAGTGCAGAAGGTGTTTTACTTACATCTACTTCCGCTCTGGCACTTAATAGTATTATACACGATGGATCAGGATTTGTCAAGTCTATTGTGCAAAAATCTCAGATTCAAGGTGTTACTTCTGGCGCAGTTGCAATCATCGACAACACTAATGATTCGGATACAATCTGGTATCATCAAAACGAAACAACTGGATTCACTTCCTTCCAAGTTGCAGAAGAAATTCAGGTGGTAGGTAACACAAATATTAACGGTTCGATAACCAGTAAAGTAGACGGTGAGTTTAATCCGTACACTGGGGATCTACTATATATTGATAACCGTTCAGCTGTAACGCGATCCACCGATCAAACCGAAGACCTGAAAATCGTAATTACTATCTAGGATTAAGAAATGCCAAACACATTTACAGAACAAACATTCAGATCAACCTACAAGGATGATCACGCGGATAGTGATAATTACTCACGTATCTTGTTCAATGCCGGTCGTGCATTGCAAGCACGTGAACTTACACAGATGCAGACCATCATCCAAAAAGAAATTAAAAGGTTTGCTGATAACATATTCCAAAAGGATGGTGTTCCTACTAAAGCTGGTGGTGTTGCACCTAACAACCATTATGCGTTCATCAAAATAGAGAACGATCAAAATAACTCTTTTGATACTGTAAGTGCATTGAAGGGTGTCGTGTTAACTGGTGCGGATTCGAGTATCAAAGTCAAGATCTATGAAGCAGTTGCTTCTGTGAACAGTGACCCTGATACTCTTTTTGTCCAGTACTTGGACAATCCAAATACACAGAGTCCTAGTCTACCACTTACTACTAGTACCTTTGTTACGCCTGGCGAAGTACTCTCCAACGGGTCTAACATTAACTTAACAGTTCAAACAATCAACACATCTACCAATCCGGCAGTCGGATATGGTTCTCAGGTTGAAGTTGGACAATCAGAATTTTATGTTCAAGGACACTTTGTATTCTGTCCTAAACAGAGTCTATTCCTTGATAAGTATAAGAATTTCCAGACAGCAGATATTGGTTTTAAAGTTATTCAAGACATTATAACAGTATCCGATACTGATGCACTGTATGACAATCAAAATGTAACTCCTAACCGTGCTTCGCCTGGCGCAGACAGATACCGTATTCGATTAGAACTGATTAGACGAGACCAGATGGTGACCGGAGATACCTTCGTGTATTTCGGTCGTATCGAAGGTGGTAGATTAGTCGATCAACAATCTGATGATGAAGGTTTCAATAGAGTCCGGAATCACGTTGCTACACGTGTCCGAGAGATTAATGGAGACTTCATCCAGAAGTATTGGAAACTTCGCGTAGAACCTAATGGTACAAACGCATCATCTACATTGATGTTGAAGGTAGATCCAGGCACAGCATATATCGATGGATATAGAGCTGCAACTACTTCTACTCGCAATATACCGATTCCTAAAGCAAGAGACACTATTGCAAGAGAAGAAGAACAGATTGGTATCGACTACGGGAACTACTACTATTTCGATAGTGGTGTTGGTATGTTGGATATTGATACTTGCGAAGAGGTGACATTATATGCGGGTTTTGATGGTGCAGATAGTGCAATCGGTACTGCACACATTCGTGCATTGACCGAAGGTTCCACCGGACTTCGTACTGGTGGATACACCTATGTGAGACCACCTTTATACAAGGCACATTTATTCGACATCCAACGAGATAACTATAATTATAGTTTACGTGATGTCAAATCTATTAAATCTTCGACCAATACTCACTACATAAACCTTGTTCAAGTAACAGGTAATGGCGGAAGTATTGTACATGAACCTAAGAAAAATGCTTTACTGTTTGATACTCCATTAAGACGACCCAAGTCTTTCACTGATGTCACTATGACATTTATGAAGAAGTACAACTTTACGGCTTCTGGTACTAGTCACACAATCACACTGACCGATGCTGGTGAACGTTTTGTTAATGAAAGTGATATCCTTGTTGCTTCTGCAACTGAGTTTGCACCTTCAAGTGTTGCATCAAATATCCAATCCGGAAACACAGACATTTTGTTCAGTGGGTTGTCGAATGGTGTTGCATATGAAGCAATTGTATTCATAAGAAAAACTAACGCAAGTGTTAAAACAAAGACACTGACAGAAACCGTGGTAACTGCTTCATTAGACTCTGATGGCGCAGGTGTATATTTCCTTCCTCTCGGTAAATCTGATGTCTATAGTATTCAACGTGTATCTCTTAATGATTCTGATGGTGAAGATGTATTCACCAGTTTCTTATTCGATGCGGGTAACCGTACTACTCACCAAGATGACAGTAGATTAATCTATTCTGGTGGTGGTTTTGATAGTGCAGATCAATCCGTATTTGTACGATATAAGTATTTCGAACCTTCGGTAAGTGGGCAGTTCTATGCTGTGAACTCTTATGATGGTCAATTGGATTATCTTAAAGTTCCTGGCCAGAAATTGCCTGATGGTGGTCTTCTGTCACTACGTGATGCAATCGACTTCCGTCCTTCAACTGATGGTTCTGGTTCATTTTCTGCTGGTTCAATTTGTCCTCTTCCGGTACCTACTGATACTATCACTACAGATGCCGAATACTACTTACCTCGTGCAGACCGTCTGGTAATATCTAAACAAGGTGAACTTCGTTATATCACCGGTTCTTCTTCGTTAAGTCCGAAATACCCTGATGTTCCTGTGGATTGTATTGATCTTTATAAACTGAGACTGAATGCTAATACCATGCACACTCAGGATTTGAGAACAACTCTTATTCCACGTAAGGGTTATACGATGCAGGACATCAACAAACTAGAAGAGAAAGTTGATCGTCTTGAAGAAATGACTACATTGTCACTTCTCGAATTGAATACTAAAATGATGAATGTTTTGGATTCTGCGGGTAATGATCGTGCTAAGTCTGGATTCTTTGTAGACAACTTCAAGTCACATTCTCATTCTCAAACTAAGTCTCCTGAATATCGTGCTGCGATTGACAAGAGAGGTAAACTGTTACGTCCTACTTTTGTAGAAGACTGTGCAGATCTTTTCTATGACAGTGATCATGTCGGTCAACTACGTACCGGTGTATTCGGTGACTTCGTTATGTTGAACCATACCGAAATTGCATATGAAGCGCAAGAACTCGCTTCTGGTACAGAAAACCTCGCACCTTTCTATGTTCCTACCATTGTCGGTAGTGTAGAACTTTCTCCGGAAACTGATTCTTGGAAAGAGACTCAGAAGATTGGTGAAACTGTTGTGGGTCGTTCAAGTGAATTTGACCTCAAACACGCATTGAACTGGAACAACTCCGAGAACGAATGGTTTGGTGTAGATCCTTCTGACCTAGAAGCTGGTGATGCTGCAACTTCATTTGTAAGTGGTACCGCAACTTCGATAACACACAATAGTTCAGATCCTGTTCTTATTGGTACCGAGACAACCGAAACTCTCGGTGAGTGGGTTGAAGTCGGTCATGTGACTGATGTTGAAACTCTTTATACCGAAACTGTAGAAGTATCACGTGAACGTGAAGAAGAAATCTCACGTACAGTAATAGATTCTTGGTGGAACCATAACTATTGGGGTGGTTGGACTGGTAACTGGTCTGGTTCTTACTTTGGCTTAGGTGGAACAGGTTCTTATTCATATGGTTATTACAACCCTTGGACTGCCGAACAAATTACCACTGATATGTGGGATGTTGTTACTACCGAAACTAGAGATAAAGTTAAGACTGTTAACACATCTACTTATGAAACCACACGCACAATCGAAACTGAAAATGCGTATGAGTCTACTACGGATACCACAACAACAACAACAACTTCCAATACAGTAAACCGTATTGCGAGTGAGTCTACTATTCGTGACGTAGTTGGTAAAAAGGTTATCGATGTATCGGTCATTCCTTTCATGCGTTCGATTGATATTCAATTCAAAGCTGAAGGTCTGCGTCCTAATACACAGTACTTCCCATTCTTTGATGGTTCTAACGTATCTTCTTTCTGTAGGGAACAGACTACGTTCAGTACTTGGGCTCAACGCAATTACCTTGCATCTAAAAGTACTGAAGATGGTGAAGGTGTTCAACGTACTACCCAAGAACATAGTTCTGGTAAGACCAACCTTATATCTGACGCAGAAGGTAGTATTATTGGTTCGTTCGAAGTACCTAACAACCAAGCAATGCGTTTCTACACAGGGCCTCGTGAGTTTGCATTACTTGACGTAAATGTCAATGACTTCAGTGCTGCAATGTCTTATGGTAGAGCAATGTTCCACTCTAAAGGTGTTCTCGAAGAGTATGAAGATGAAGTCGAAGTAACTCGCGTACTTAAAATCGTAGGTAACAGTACCAGTGATGTTGATAGAACAATTGCTTCAAGTTCAACTGTATGGACTGAATCTGTTATCTCGACAGAAATTGCTACAGATGTAGTATCTACCGAAACATATTCTACTCTGGTCGGTGATACCACATCATCTACAGAACATGTTGGTGAAACTTCTGAGGTAAATTATCTCAACCAAATCACTCCGGTAGATCATGTAACAGACACTACAGTTCCTCCGGGCGGTGCGGTGACTGATGCCGACCTAACTCCAGTAGAAAGAACTACTCGACAGGGTAAAGGTGGTATCAATTACAGACATACCAATAATAGACTAGAATATAACGATCCAATCGCGCAGACCTTCTTGGTTAAACAAATTGCCGGTGTATTCATTACATCTGTTGATGTTTACTTTGCAAGTAAGTCTTCTTCTGCTCCTGTATTCTGTGAGTTGAGACCTACTGTGAATGGCGTTCCGTCTTCAAGTAAGATTATTGCAACTAAGAAATTATCTGCAAGTCAAGTATCTCTTGTTCCAGAAGGATCTACCAACAAACAAATGTTGCAGAATGCTACTACGTTTACATTTGATCATCCGGTATTTGTTGCGGGTGGAGAGTATGCACTCGTACTAAGACCGGGCAACAATGATCCGGACTATAACGTATATGTTGCAACTGTCGGTGAACACCAATTGAACTCTAACGAAGCGTTCATCTCACAACAAACAACTCTGGGTGGATTCTTTAAATCTCAGAATGCTAAATTGTGGGAACCTTCTAGTGGTCAAGATCTTTCATACAGAATCAATGTTGCTAAGTTTGAAACCTCTGGTAATGCTATCCTTGAGAATGCAAACATACCTCCAGTATCTTTGTCTAAAGATCCTTTGGTAGTGGATTCTGGATCTAACACAGTACGTGTTATGTTCAAAGGTCATGGCCTTAGAGATGGTGATAAGACTTGGATTCGAGGTATCGACTCTGCAACTGACTTTGGTAACGGTTTGACCGGTGCAGATGTTAATGGGGTACGTACTGTTATCGATTTTGATAACTCTGGTTACACCTATGCTGCAACTTCATCTGCGACCTCTCGTAAGTGGTTCGGTGGTTCTTCTGTAACTTCTCAGAGAAACATGAACTTCGAAGTATTGAGACCCGAGATTGATATCAAACAACCAGGCGAGACTAACTACACTATGTCGATTAAGACTACTAGTCAGTCCGCATTGGCAGGAAGTCAAGTTCGATTTGTTAAAGATGGTTCATATAACATCATTGAGAACAAGAAGAATAATGAGTTCACAAATCCTCGTGCACTATTTAACAGACGCACCGAGAATCTGTCAACCGCAGGTAAACTCAATGGCGAGAGATCTGCTACTGTACAGTTAACATTGAAGACAACCAATCCATACTTGTCTCCAGTCATTGATTTACAACGTTGTAAGTTGAACACTATTCACAACATGATCTCTAGACAAGATTCTTCGTCTACGGATGGTTTCAATGTACCATTATCTTATGTCGGTGAAACTAACCCTCTATATGGTACTGAGTCTGCAAAACATGTTACTAAAATAACAACTCTTACCGAACAGGCTGTTGGACTGAAGATCTTACTTGCTGCGAATAGACCTCCTGAGTCAGACTTCCAAGTTTATTGGAAAGTCGCAAGTGCGGGTGATGACATTAAGAGATCTGCATGGACTCTGGTTAATTCTGAAACCGTTCTACCAGTTGATACTAACAAGAACGTGTTCCGTGAATACCGTTATCTTGTAGGTGGTGATGGTGGTACTATGTCACCATTCACACAGTTCCAAGTTAAGATTGTTATGAGATCGACCAACAGTGCGAAAGTACCTTCATTCCGTGACTTGAGAATTATATCACTGGCAGTATAATATGAGAAAACAGAGACAGTTGGTACACGTAAAAGATGAACCCGATTTTGCAAGAGATGCAGAGTCGGGTGCCATTATTAATATAAATAGAAGTGAAATACAACTTGCACGGGAACAGAAGAAACTCCGTAAACAAAAGATGCAAGATGAAAAGAATCTTAAAGTAAAGGTTGATAGACTAGAGTCAGATATCCATGATATCAAATCCTTACTTTCACAACTAGTAGAGAAACTATAGATGTCAAGACCATTTACGAAACTAAGTGACTCGTTCAAGATAATGCGAGACAACCTCAACACTGTCTCTTATAATGTTGGCGATCCGGTGGATCTTCTCACTCACGGTGATAGTGATGTGGTCATGGCCATCAACGAAATCGAAAGAGTGTTTGACGCATCTTCCGGTGAAATCATTTATCCTACGGGAAATGCCCTCCAAGGGGAAACTCAAACTCGTTTACTAATCAGTACTAATCAAGCAAGTGGTACTGATGTACAATTCAATGTCGGTGCAAACTTCAACGTTGATGCGGTAGGTGATATTAATTTAGATGCCGGTGGATCTAACATCAACTTCCTTGATGATTCGGTCAGTCGTATTGCATTCACATTAGGTACCACTAACACAGTTGGTGTGACTGGTATCCTTGATCTTGATATTTCTTCTAACTTAGATATCGATGTATCTGGTGATACAACTCTTACCTCTACCGGTGCAACTAGAATAGAAACGACCACATACACTGTCGATGCGTCCGGAGATATTATCCTTGATGCTGATGGTGGTAATGTCACATTCAAAGATGCTGGTGTCACAGAGTACGACTTTGCTACTGACGGTACAGTTTCTCGTACCGGAAACTTGACATTTGACATCTCGGGTGATATAATCTTCGATGCAGATGGGGCAAACATTACATACAAAGATGGTGGTGTTACTCGTATTGCATATACGATGGGTACCACTAACACCGAAGCCGTAACTGGCAATTATACTCTTGATGTGTCTGGTAATATTATATTAGACGCAGATGGCGCAAACATCGACCTAAAAGACGGTGGAGTATCTAGATTTGAATACGGACTTGGTGCATCTAATACCTTAGACATTACAGGTAATCTAACTCAAACCGTCTCAGGCAACTTCTCAGACAGTGCAAATGGTACTCGTGACATCACCTCAACTGGTGCGATGTCTCATACCACTCTTGGTACTCTCACCACAACATCATTGGGACAAACCCATAATGTGGCGGGAAACTTCACTGTTGATGCATCTGGAGATATTACTCTCGATGCTGATGGTGGACAACTATATCTAACAGATGGTGGTGCCAATAAGGTAACATATAATTTCGGTACGAATCAAGAGATTGATGTTGTCGGTTCGTTGATCTTTGATGTTGTCAATGATATTGTATTGGATGCCGGTGGTGGTGACATTGACCTCAAACAAGCTGGAACGACTCGTTTTGCTTACGGACTGGGTTCAGCAAATACTTTAGATGTTACAGGTACACTCACTACTACTACTTCGGGTAACAACACCCTTACAGTGGCAGGAGATCACTCTGACAGTGCTTCTGGTACTCGTGACATCTCTTCGACTAACGGTATTAATATCGACACTCGTGGCCCGATGACGAATACTGCGGGTGGTGCGTTCAATCTTGTTACTGAATCAAACATGGGTCTTACCGCTGGTGGTAACCTAACCGCAGATGTTGAGGGTGATATTAACCTTGATGCAAATGGCGGTAATGTTACACTTAAAGATAATGGGGCGATCAGATTCGACTTCGTTATGGGTGCGAATCAAGAGATTGACGTACCCACCGGCAACTTAACTGTCGATGTGGCAGGTGATATAGTACTGGATGCAGACGGTGGAGACATCGACTTCAAAGATGCAGGTACTTCTCGTTTCTCATATGGAATGGGTGCGTCAAACACTTTAGATGTTAACGGTAATCTTACACAAACTGTATCAGGTAACCAATCTGATAGTGCTGGTGGTACTTACTCAGTTACTTCTAGTGGTGCAATGTCTCATACTACTTTGGGTACATTGACCACAACATCATTGGGACAAACCCATACAGCAGATGGTAATTACTTGATCGATGCTTCTGGTGATATTACACTTGACGCAGATGGAAACGACATTTACTTCAAAGACGGTGCATCCACACGCATCCGTCATCAATTAGGTGCAACAAACAACATCACTGTTACCGGAGATTATAATATATCGGTAAGTGATTCTGCATCTTTGACTACTACAAATGGTTATAGTCTAACTATTGGTGGTTCGGTAAAAGAGAATATTACTGTAAACAAAACTACTACTGTTGGTGGCACATTAGTAAATGCTATCATCGGTGCATTAAATGATAGTGCGGACTCGTATGGTCTGACTACTACAGGTAGTATTGTACAGACTGCCGGTGGATCTACATCTACTACCGCAGGAACAACTGCAACCATCAATGCAGGAACAAATATTCTTCTTGATGCAGAAGGTGATATTACACTTGACGCGAATGGCGCGGACATCTTCTTCAAGGATGGCGGTGTAACTAAGTTCACCTATAACCTTGGTACAAACCAAGAAGTTGATGTTGTAGGAAATCTGACGTATGATGTCTCCGGTGATATTACACTTGATGCAGACGGTGGTAATGTATTCCTTAAAGATGCAACCGTTCAGTTTGGTGAATTCCGAAACTCTGGCAATCATCTGGACATTTATTCTGGTACTGGTCTTGCAATCGAAATGGATGCAACTAAGGTAGAGATACATGGTCGTGCATTCCACACTGACGAAGATCTAGACACTACCGCACAAGATGTTGCGGGTGGTATCAATGAACTTCATTTGCAACTAGATAGTGCAGTTACCGAGATAGAGTCCGAGAAACTTATAACCCGTGCGCATCTGGACATTATACAGTCCGGTGGTACAACTGCGAACATGTCAGGAACAGGTATCTCCACACTGGATACAACAAGTAAGTTTATTGTTCCGGCTATCAATGAGATCCACACCCAACTGGATAGTGCGGTTGGTGAAATTGAAGTCGTAAAGGGTAGAGTCACAAGTAATGACACAGACATTCTAAACTTGAGTAATCGAGTTGGTCAGTTGAATACACTTGACAGTTCTGCGCCAGGCAACTTCTTTGAAGGTATAAATAATGATAGTATTGTTAAAGCGTTAAATGAACTGGCATCTAGAACTGTCTTAATCTATGACGAAAACGGTACTCTTCTAAACTAATAGTAGGAAAGAGAATGTCAGATAATAAGACATTACCGTTAAAATTAAAAGACATTAATGGTAATCTCCAACAGATAAATGCAACCGAGAAAAATTATGTTGCCTACCTCGCAGGACTACAGAACGCAATTGCGGACAGTAGCGATGTAGGGCTTCTTACGCTCAGTGCAAGTGGAAATAGGTCTCTTGGATCTCTGACGGATACCTATTATCCAGAACCCGTTGGAACTCATCCATATAATGCCCAATCGGTTATTACCACCACAACAAATTTATATCAGATCAATGGTACCGCACTAGAGAATGATAGTGATTGGAGAAAACCAGTCGGACATTATGAAAGTAATGTATATGAAATGTCGGATAATGATCTGAACACTTTCATCGATGATATCAATGGTCGTATCGCACTATCTGACTATCCAGGCTCTCTCAAGTTGTCTTCGACCAGACCTAGTGCAGACTATGACATTCTAGTCCCTAGTGTTTTGCATGATCAACGTGCTGACTCTTCGGGGAACCCATATACTGTAAATGACTATAGTATATGGCGTAGAACTGCAATGACTGCTCCAACTTCGGTCACTCTCGCGGGACTGAAGAGAAGTAGTGGCGCCTCTGGTACTTATGAAGGATTACAAGCATTAACAGATCGTCAAGTTCAAGTGACTATTGGTCAACGTGCGAAAACCAGACGTGCAATTGATGGTGCGGTCGGATCATATGAACTTAGAACTTCTTCGCAGGGTATACCTGTCGGTGGTACTTGGAAGAATGTAGGTAGTGCTGCAAACACCATTCGTGTTGTCAGTGAACAGAACTATACTCGCACACGAGCATCTTTATACACGAGAACTAGACCTTCGGCTTACGCTGATGATTACACTCGCACAGGGACAACTTCATATGCCGGTGAATTCACAGGCAATTACACCAGAGAATTTATAGGAAACTATACCAGAGAATTTACGGGCAATTATACCGGTGATTTTACTGGCGACTATGGTAGAACTTTTGTCGGAGACTATTCTAGAGACTTTACAGGCAACTATATTGGAAATTACACAGGTAACTTCAGTCGCAACTTTTCACGTACCTTTTTTAGAGATTTCATAGCGACACGTATCAGTTCATATGCCGGTGAATTTACAGGCAATTATACCAGAGACTTCACACGGACTCGGGAATCGGCTTATGGTAGAACTCGTACATCTAATTATTCCAGAGACTTTACCGGCAACTATACTAGAATGTTTCTTGGCAACTATGCTGGTAACTATGTAGGTGAATATACACGAATCTCGACACGTGCTAGAACATCTACCTATACCAGAACAAGAATAGTAAGTAGAAATTCTAATTACACTGGCGATTACACCAGATTTTTCTCTGGACAATATGCACGTGACTACACTAGAATTAGAAATTCTAATTACACTGGCGATTATACCAGACTTTTCTCTGGACAATATGCACGTAACTTCACTAGAATTAGGTCATCAACTTACACTGGCAATTACTCCAGATTTTTCTCTGGACAATATTCACGTGACTTCACTAGAATTAGGTCATCAACTTACACTGGCAATTATACTGCCACATATATTGGTAACTATGCACGTGACTTCACTAGAGATAGAAGTTCAGCATATAATAGAGCCTTTGTTGGTGAATATGCACGTGACTATACAAGAGATAGAATTTCTACATATAATAGAAACTTCAGCAGAACTCGTTTCTCAACATATATTGGCAACTTCACTCGAACATTAAACTTTACACGCACTTCGACATCCACATATGGTGGTGTTAGAGTAAGTAATTATACACGAGCTCGTGCAGAATACCTAAAAGGTACTTTATACTATACTGGTGATTACACAAGAGACTTTGTGGGTGCTGGTTATTTGGGATTGCCGGGAGGAGAATATACTCGTAACAGTACATCTACTTTTGCGGGATTTGTGAATTCTGTCAGATACGACAAATCGGGTGGTGGTCTTTACTTTGCTGGCCCCGCTACGTATACCGGTGACTTTATAGCTACTAGGACGGTTCCTTCATACATTGGTGATTTCACAAGAGTCAGTTCATATTTGCAGGGATTCACTCGCGAATTTACTAGGACTCGGGTATCTACTTATTCTAGAGAGTTTGCTGGGGAATACTCAAGAAACTTCGAAAGAGCCAGAGTATCAAGTTATAATAGATTGTTTGTTGGCGAATACTCAAGAAACTATGAAAGAACTAGAAATTCGAATTACATAAGAGTTAGATCTTCTACTTTTGCGGGAGAATATGCGAGGGACTTTACCAGAAATAGAGATTCTAGTTACATAAGATCTAGATCTTCTACTTTCTCGGGACAATATTCAAGAGACTTTACCCGAGAAAGAAACAGTAATTATATACTGACTAGGTCTTCTACTTTCTCGGGACAGTATGCAAGAGACTTTACCCGAGAAAGAAACAGTAATTATATACGGACTAGGGTTTCACTCTATACTGGTAACTATACCGGTGAATATACGAGAGACTTTGCCGGTAACTATACCGGTAATTATGCAGGTCTATTTACCAGAGTTAGTTTAAATGATCGTTATTCGACATATATCAGAACTCGGGTATCGTCTTACTCAAGAAACTTTGCAGGTAATTACACAAGAGATTTTGGCGGCAACTATACCGGAGATTTCACACGAATATCAGCCAGAACAAGGTTCGATTCTTTCAGTAGATCTCGGGTTTCGTCATACATAACTTTAAGAGCATCTACATACGTTGGAGTTTATGCTGCGGATTATGTCGGTGATTATACTGGTGAGTTTACCAGAAATAGAAACTCCAACTATACCCGTGTAAGTAATACAAACTTTATAAGAAATCGTGGGTCTACATACACCAGAACTAGAGGATCTTCATATACTAGAGAGTCTACTCGAACAAGTACTAGAGATTTTGGCGGCAACTATACCGGTAATTATAGTAGAAACTTTGCCGGTAATTATTCCAGAGACTTTGTAGGAGACTACGTGGGTCAGACTATTAGGGATACTACATTCTCAGTTGAAACATATACTCTGTATGTAAGAACCGCATAAATAAACTTATAAATAGAAATAAGTTTAATAAATTAGAGAAGTGAATTTGTGGCCGCATCTGATATCCCACTAAAGTTAGAAGGTACGAATGGTGATCTGAAGGAGATGACTCCTACGGAAGAGAACTATCTCGCCTATCTTGCAGGTATTCAACTAAAGAATTCTTCGGGTTCTTCTGCGGGAGACTTGCATCTCTCTAGTGGTACTATCATTGGTTCTTTCGTTGATACTTTCTACAATGAACCTGATGGTACCCATCCCGCATCATCTATCACTTCCGGCACAACTACGACTAATCTAAGACAACTATCTAATGATGCGAACTATACTGGTAGTTTTTATAACAGACCGGTTGGTTGGAACACTTCGGGTGATGTAGGTATTCATGAATTTACTGATGTAGATATGGATACCTTATGTACTCGTCTGAATGCACGTATTGCAATATCTGATTATCCAGGCACCTTTTACCTCGGTTCTTCTGCACCTAGTGCGGACTATGGTACATTTATCCCCGCTGTATACACAGATACATTAGGTAACGGAACTTCTACAGTATACAATATCTACCAACGTGATGCAATGACTGCACCGACAGCCACGTCTCCGATTGGTATGATTGGGTCAGGTTCTGCCGCCAGTTTTGGTGGATTACAAGAACAATCTGTTAACCAGATTACTTACACTTATGGACAACACTGTAAAACTCTTAGGGGAAAGGTGGGTAATATTGGTTCTTACCAATTAAGATCTGCGACTCAGGGAACTCCGGTAAGTGCAGGAACTTGGGCCGCAAAAGGTACTGCGACCAATACTAAAAGAACAACTTCAGAACTTGCATATGTTCGTACTCGTGCATCTTCTTATACTCGTGATCGTTCATCCGCATACGCAAGAACAAGAACTTCACTATACACTCGTAATAGCACAAATACGTTCACCCGAGATTTTGGTGGAAATTATATTGGCAACTACACTCGAAACTTTTCGGGACAATATATCAGAGATTATGTGGGTGAGTATGTCGGTAATTACGTAGGTGAGTACACAAGAAACCGTGCTTCAACTTTCACTAGAAACAGTACTGATACTTTCTCTAGAATCTTTGTGGGCGAGTATGTTCGCAATAGATCTTCTGCATATACCAGAGATAGTATCAATACTTTCACAGGTAACTTTGTAGGCAATTATTCTAGAACAAGAGTATCTGCATACAGTAGAAATAGTATTCGCAACAGGTTGAGTACATATACTCGTAACAGAACATCTACATACACAACCGTGTTTTCGGGAAACTATATTGGTAATTTTGTTGGGGATTATTCCCGTACTAGAGTATCCGCATACGCAGGAACATACTCACGTAATCGCATATCAACATATTCGCGAACACGTACCAGTGCATATATTCGTGATCGAGTAACATCCTTTATTGGCGACTTTGTTGGCAACTATGCACGTAACAGAGTATCATCATACTCTAGAATAAGTACCCGTACTCGTATCTCCGCATATACCCGAACTAGAAGCTCCACATACACCAGAGATCAACTAACGACTTTTACCGGTAACTATGTTGGTAACTACGGCCGTACTCGTATCTCTGCATACGCAAGAATTCGTGTTTCTAATTATGCAGGTAATTATACAGGCAATTATACACGCACGAGAATATCCGCATATACACGTGATCGAGTAACAGACTTTACCGGTGACTTTATTGGTAACTACACTCGTGGCCGAGTTTCCAATTATGTTCGGGATAGACTTGTAACTTTTACCGGTGACTATGTTGGTAACTATAATAGAACATTTGTTGGTAATTATAATAGAACATTTATAGGTAACTATTCACGTGGGTTTGCGGGTGACTATACCGGCAACTATTCTCGTATATCAACACGTATTAGTGCAAGAACAAGAGGTTCCAACTACACTCGTATTTCTTCACGGAATTCATTGGTAACATATACTCGCGACAGATTCCAAGGATATGTCGGTAACTTTGGTGGTAATTACGCAAGAACATTTGTCGGTAATTATGTCGGCGACTATGGTAGATCATTTGCTGGTAACTATACCGGAAATTATAACCGTGCGTTTGCTGGCGACTATACTGGTAACTACCAAAGAACATTTGCCGGAAACTACATTGGTAACTATACCGGAAATTATACTCGTGCGTTTGCTGGCAATTATACTGGCAATTATAATAGAGGGTTCGTAGGAGAATATGGCCGTACTCGTCCTTCTGCATATACCAGAAACAGCACACGTATTTCAGTTCGCACACTCAACTATATCCGAACGAGTCTTCGAACTTCAGTTCGCACACTCAACTATATCCGAACGAGTCTTCGAACTAGTAGTCGAATTTTAACATATACTCGTGATTCGACCTATACTGGTAACTATACCGGAAATTATACTCGTATAAGAATTGCAACTGGTGACTATATCAGAACCAGAACTGCCACCGGAACATATATTCGTACCAGAACTGCCACCGGAACATATATTCGTACCAGAATTGCGACTGGTAACTACCAACGTATATCAATAAGAGACAGAATTGCTACATTATACTACCAACGTACATCATATTATGCAGGTGATTTCACAGGTAACTACACTCGTACATTGTATTACATTGGTAATTTCACAGGTAACTACACTCGTACATTGTATTATGTTGGTAATTTTGTAGGTAACTATAATAGAATAGTTAACTATGTAGGTGACTATACTCGAATAGTTAAACAGACAGTGTATTATACCGGTGATTATTTGGGGGTTGCGAATTACCTGAGATATTCTTCGAGAACCAGAACTGCGACCGGATATTATATCAGAACATCTATACGTACTAGAATTGGAACCGGTACGTACATTAGAACAAGTACCCGTACTTCGAATCGAATCGATACCTATATCCGAACCGGATATTATATAGGTAACTTTACGGGCGACTATACTCGAACTCTATATTACACCGGTAACTATACTCGTACATTGTATTATACAGGCGACTATACTCGAACTCTATATTACATCGGTAACTATACTCGCACATTGTACTATACCGGAGACTATACTCGCATATCTATTCGTAATAGAATAACTCCATTATACTTTACTCGCATTGGATATTACGCAGGTGACTTTACGGGTGACTATACTCGCATTGGATCTTATGCAGGTGACTACATAGGCGACTACACTCGCATTGGATATTATACCGGAGACTACATAGGAAACTATTCGCGAAACTTTATAGGTGACTATTCGCGAACTCGCATCTCTGCGTATACTAGAATATCGACCCGTAGTAGAAATTCTTCATATATTCGCACTTCAATAAACCCATCGACCCGCGGCCGTCTCTCCACATATACTCGTATATCGGCACGTAGTAGATCATCCGCATACATTAGAATATCTACACGCAGTAGACCTAGTAATTACACAAGAACTCGTATTCAAAACAGAAGTTCTACGTATACTCGTACATCAACTCGTGATAGTATCGTTCAGTTCGTAGGTACAACTGGTACACGTTACTCAGATCAATCTAACTTGTTGTGGCAGAACTTTCCTGCTTGGACAGTTGGTACTGGTTCTGCAACTAACTATAATCAGAACGGGGACGGTAACTCACGTATTTCCGACACTTCTCCGAAGGGTACTGATATCGTTTGGGATGTGTCAAATCAAGATGCGACATCTAATGCAGATGGTGGTTGGAATACTTCAGCTTTCTCAGTTGATAAAACCAAACTATACAGATTCTCTACATGGGTAAGACGTAAAGTTATTGGTAATGGTTCATTCTATCTTGGTGTTGGCGGAACAGTATTGAACAGAAGTAATGGTGCATCTAACAGTAATCCGTACTTCCAAGCGAGAGGTTGGTGGTATGGTACCGAATCTCAAAACGAATGGTTTTTGGTAGTCGGTCACGTTTTCCCCGAAGGTTCTGGTACCGGTGCGGCTCATGCTGACTCTGGTATCTATAATATGGCGGGTGAGAAAGTTGTATCCGCTCAGAATGATTTTGTCTGGAGTGGTAACACTACTGCATACCACAGAACATACTTGTATTACTCAACAGATACCGCGACCAATCAACAGTTCTGGGAACCTCGTGTAGATGATACTACAAACGCAGCAAGTCCTAGTATCACTGATATGCTCACATTGTCATCGAACTATACTCGCACGTTCGCAGGTAATTTCACTGGTGATTATACTCGTGGATTTGCAGGCAACTACACCGGCAACTATACTGGTGAATATACTCGTATATCGACCCGTAGTAGAATATCCACATATATACGTACTCGTGCATCGTCTTATATTCGTAATCGTGTATCTGCCTACGCAAGAACTCGTATAACCGACTCTATTGGAAACTTTGTTGGTGACTATGGTAGAACCTTTACCGGAAACTATACCAGAAATAGTATCAGTACATTCGCAGGTAATTTTGTCGGTAACTATAATAGAGGATTCGTTGGTAACTATACCCGTATATCTCTCCGCACTTCGACTCGTGCATTTGAAGGTAACTATGCTCGTGCATTCGCAGGTAACTATTCTAGGACTCGGGTAACCGACTCTATTGGAAACTTTATTGGTGACTATGCTCGTGCATTCGCAGGTAATTACAATCGTGGATTTGGGGGTAATTATACCGGCAATTTCAATAGAACTTTTGTTGGGGAATACACAAGAAATAGTATCAGTACATTCGCGGGTAATTTTGTCGGTAACTACAATAGAGGATTTGTTGGTAACTATGCAAGAGGTTTTGCGGGTAACTATGTCGGCAACTACAACAGAAACTTTGTGGGAGAATATGCAAGAACTCGTGCGACTGATTTTGTAGGAGAATACACTGGTAACTTCTCAAGAATATTTGGTGGTAATTATGGCCGGACTTTCGTAGGAGATTTTGTTGGTAACTACAACAGAAACTTTGTAGGAGAATATACTCGGGATTCTACTTCAGACTTTGCGGGTAACTTTGTGGGTAACTACAATAGAACCTTTGTTGGTGAATATGCAAGAACCCGATCTTCTAATTATGTCGGAGACTTTACTGGTAACTATAGTAGAACTTTTGTTGGGGACTACTCAAGAACTTCGGTCAGAACCTCTGCACGAACTAGAGTATCCACTTTTAGTAGAAGTCGAAATTCAGCATATACCATAGATTCTACTAGAACTAGAACCTCGTCATACTTAGGTGACTTTACTGGTAATTATAGTAGAGGTTTTGCGGGTAACTATAGTAGAACATTCGCAGGAAATTATGCCAGAAACTTTACTGGTAATTATACCGGAACAACTGTTGATTCCGGAACAGGAGTGATTGAGACATATACCTTGTACGTAAGGGTTGCTTAATCTTTTGATATATAGTATAATGTAAATAATATACAATTGGAGAACTGAAATGAGTTATAAAAGATGGATGGATAATGCGTTCTGGGAAACAGAGGAGAAAGAAAAACTCAACTGTATCCTAGAAATGAAAGATGATCTGGATCGCGAGACCCGACAAGTAATGATGTTGAGTCGCAAGAATAAGGATGGTAGTGAAAATGAATTGTTCAATGAAGTCATTGATGCTTTAGGTGAAGAGTCTGTAGATAGAAATACCGAAGACCGTAAGATTCGTAAAGCTGCCGAAAAAGAAGAAGATAAACAACGTGATGTGGAACACGCACGTGCACGTAAGTTAGAAGAACTCTTTAACTATAAATTAGAAATCTTCGAAACCGAAGAAATTAAAAACTCTAAGAACAGAAAACTCAAGTCTAAACTTAGACGAGCAAAGTCCAAGGTAGAAGCGAATCTTTTTGCTATGTTGCTTTTAAAAGAAGAACTTGGAGTTGAGGAAGATGTCTGAGAAGTCTAAAGGTTATGTGTTGGTTGCATCGAATAAGATTAACTTCTATCGGTATGCGATCAATCTAGCAGAATCTATTCTGGATTATTACGAAGATGCGAAGATTACACTATTCTGCGAAGAGTGGATGTTCGAAGAAATACACCGAGATTTATTTGATAATGTTGAATGGTGTTCATCCCACTACCGTGCAAAACTAGATGGTATGGCTCGTTCTCCATATGACCTAACCATGTACCTCGATGTTGATATGGAAGTGGAACACGAAGATATCCGCATTTGTTTTGATGAATTGGAAAGACGTGACGAAGACATCTTATTCTCTGAATTGACCGATGATCGTGAATATGTCTATGCCGAAAGAAGTTTTGATACTCCCGATGGCCCATCCAAGTTCACTCTATGTGGTGGTGTTGCACTTTACGATATGACCAAACCTATTGTACGTGAGTTCATGGATGATTGGTGGGATCTCACACGCAGACAAATGGATCGTGACTGGTGGCCTGAAGGATATATAGAAAGTCTTCGGTCATGGGATCAGTTCAGTCTTTGGTGGTTGACCGAGAAAGAACCTAAATACAAAGACCTGAAGTATGGTATCTTGGAAGATGATTTGCGTTGGAACTATTATAACGCATTCAACTGGGCAAGGACTAGACCAGAAGGTGAAGTTATTGTCAGACATTATTCCTGTGGATTAGATAAGGACGGATATATTATATGAGTTATATGCAAGACATTCCGGTGATGAACCAAGACTTATTGGTGAAATTAAATGCCTATCGAGATTTCTTGACCAGAGATATCCCTGACTTCGAGGAAACATTTCATAAGAGTTGTTCTCACGAATCACGGAATAGACATTTCTGGGCGGGTAAAGGTCATCTGGAAGAAATATTAGATCAAGGAACCCGACACGAAGGATTTCCCGATCAGATGTATGGTTATGAAATGAGTGTTGGTCGCAAGGGACATGAATTTTTCAATAACGGGGTTCATCCCTCGGTAAGAAAAGATAGAACCGCAGAACTCGCGCACATGAATCAAGGACTTATGAATTGGTTGGGTGTGAAAAATAATGCACTAACCGCATGGTATCCGCCCGGTGGTTTTATCTCTTGGCACAATAATGCAAATGCAGCAGCGTATAATTTGATCTTCACGTGGTCGGAAACTGGAGAAGGTCAATTCGAATATGTAGATCCTATATCAAAAGAAGTTGTGGTGATGGAAGATAAGCCAGGGTGGCAGTGCAAGGCAGCATACTTTGGTCATTACGGTGAACCCGAAAGATTGTTCTATCATGCCGCGAAGACTGACTGTTGGAGATGTACAGTATCTTTCACTTTCGATACTTCCCAACTATCCGCTGAACTTCGCGAAGATTTACTCGAAGAAATTAGTTCAGACGAATAAATATCTCGTTTTCCAGTTTCCAAAACATATAAATAAAACCATAGACACAACTTTGGTTTGATGGGAACTGGAATGGCAGATTACGAAGACTTTACAATTGATCAAGGCGCAGACGTTGCAATCGAGTTGCACCTTCAGGAAACTGACGGTTCCAAGAAAAACTTGACTGGACATACCGTTAACGCAAAAATGAAACGTAGTTACACTTCTGTTGACAGTGATGAGATCCTAGATTTCACCACTATCGTTAGCGAACCCGCAACAGATGGTATTGCAGTTTTATCCCTCACAAATACTCAAACTGACACCCTCAATACCAGAACACGTTACGTCTATGACGTTGAATTAGCGGTCAATGATAGTGACGGTAATATTCTCATTGAACGAATTTTAGAGGGTAAGATCAAAGTCTCACCTTCGGTAACAAGGTAAATATATGGCTGTCACGGTATCCCTTAGAGGAAAAACTAAAGTTAAAAGGGTCGTTGTTGGGAAACCAATCAGACGTATCACATCAACTACAGGCAATATCAATAATATCGGTGGTGTAGATACCAGTAATGTTACGGATGGTGCAGTTCTAGTATTCAGTGAATCCACAGGCAATTTTGAGGCAAAAACTGAATTAAACAATCAAGAAGTTAACGGAGGCCAATACTAATGGCATCATTATTAAGAATAAAACGGTCGGGGACTTCGGGAGATCCGTCCACACTTGGCCAAGGTGAATTAGCATATTCATACTTGCCCGATAATGGTTCCAATGGTGGTGACCGTTTATATATCGGTACTGGTACTGAAATCGCAGGTAATGCAGTCAACCACGAAGTTATTGGTGGTAAATTCTTCACTCAAATGCTCGACCATGACAAAGGCACAGTTACCCCGAATAGTGCACTCATTGTTGATGCGGATAGCAAACTTGATATTTTAAAAGTCGATGACATTATTATTGATGGGAGTTCTATCAGTGTAACTGGTGGACTTACAATTGACACTCAAGGTAATGAAGTCGATTTTCTAAACGTACAACTTCACGGTGTTGCGACTCCTACCCATGACTCGGATGCTGCGAACAAAGGATATGTAGATGATCAAATTGCTACCAACACTTTTACTATCGGTGCAGATAACGGTACTAATGACACGTTCAATACTTCTACCGGTATATTGACATTCGGTGGTGGTACAGGTCTGACATCTACTGTTACTGATGATGCAATTACTTTTGACTTAGACAGTACTGCGGTAACGCCTGGGTCATATGGTTCTACCACACAGATTCCAACTTTCACAGTTGATGCACAAGGTCGTTTGACTGCGGCTTCTGTTGCGAACGTTGCAACAAACTTGACTGTCAACTCAGATCCTATCAGTCTACTTGACTCGGACTTGACATTTACCGCAACCGGTAATGGTCTCACTCTTACATATACCGCAACTACAAATACTGTAGACTATGCAATTGATGATGCGACTACTTCTTCGAAGGGTGTTGCTCAGTTCCTCTCTGATGACTTTGATGTAACTTCCGGTTCAGTATCTTTGGTGGATGATGTAGTAAAACTCATCACTACAGACTCTGGATCTGTAACTCCTATCGGACATGATTTCAATATCCTCGGTAATGGCGTACAGGGTCTGGATGTAACTGGTGCAGGTGCAACAGTAACTATTACACCAAGAACCGCATCGTATTCACAACTGGGTACCGCTAAATTTAATTCGAGTGACTTCACACTCAACTCTGGTGACGTAAGTCTCGATTCTTCGGTAGTGAAACAAATCACAACTGATGATGGTATTGTTCCTATTACTGGTCACATGGTATCTATCCTTGGTGGAGAAGGTATCAATGTAGGTCATGCAGGTACTAACATCTCTATCGAAGGTGAAGATGCGAATGGTGCCAACAAAGGTATTGCATCTTTCGAAGATACTGACTTTGATATATCGAATGGTCACGTAAGTCTGAAGGCTGCGTCTATTGCAAATGCAGATTTAGTAAATGATGACATCACAATAGGTGATACTACGGTTGCACTTGGTGCGACTATTACAGATCTCACCGGTCTAACCGGTATTACTACCGATACAATTCGTATCGATGGTAACAAGATCTCTACTAACAGTTCTACCGAGGTTCTTGTACTTGACCCTAAAGGTGGAGACTCTAACGGTGGTCAAGTTCTTGTACTGGGTGACCTTGTTGTACAGGGTACGCAGACAATCATTAACTCGACTACTATGTCGATCAATGACCTTAACCTTGTTCTTGCAGATAGTGCCGCAGATGCGACCGCTGCAAATGGTGCAGGTATTACGGTCAATGGTGCAAATGCAACAATCACTTACTCTGTTGCAGGAGACAAGTGGAACACCAACAAAGATCTAGATGTTGGTGGTGAGATCTATCGCAATGGTACGGTTCTTCGTGAATATATCGAAGACCATCTAGGTAACACATTCTTCGCTGCCGGTGAAGGTATGGACATTACCTATGGTGCTGCACAAGACAGTGATAATACTATCACATTCGCGGCAGAGATTGCAAGTTATACTAACAAAGGTGTTGCGTCTTTTGACTCAGACCAATTCACCATTACATCTGGTTTTGTGACTATCGCAACACTCGATGGTGGAACATACTAAATAATAGAATATCACCCCCTTCTATAAGGGGGTTTATCCAATATTGGAAAAGGTTGACAAATGTCGAATACACTTTTTAGATTAAAGAGAAGTGCAGTTAAGGGCAAGAGCCCGACTACATCAAATATAGAACTTGGCGAATTAGCGATCAACACAAATGATGGTCGTCTTTTCTTCAAGACAACGGATTCTGCATCCTCTAGTTCTATCGTAACACTCAGACAAGTATCTGGTGGAACCGGCATTACCGAGACCAACGGTGAGTTAAGTATCACCAACACTGGTGTCGGTGCAGGTACCTATGGTTCTACCACAACCATTCCAGTATTGACTATCAATGCGCAAGGTCAAATTGATAGTGCGGGAACTGTTACTGTTGCAGGTGTTTCGGGGTTATCCTTCGATTCCTCTAATGCAACTCTTACACTGGCCACCGCAGATGGTGGTTCATTCAATGCACGAATTGGTCTGCAACATTTCTCGACTTCGGATTTAAGTGAAGGGACTAACCTTTACTACACAACTGCACGTGCAGACTCCGCATTCGATGATCGTCTTGCTCTTAAAACAACAGACGATCTTACCCAAGGTAGCACAAACAAATATTATGCAACATCTCTATTCAATACAGATCTTGCAACCAAAACAACAGACGACCTAACACAAGGCTCGACTAACCTCTATTACGATTCCGCAACCACCACAACTACCGCACGAAATGCGATTGGTGTAAGTGGTTTACCGTTGACATATAACGCTGCAACTGGTACACTAGGTTATACCGAAGTATCATATGCAGGATTTGATTCTGACTTTGCGTTAAAAACTACCAATGATTTAAGTGAAGGTGGTTCTACCAATCTCTATTTCAACAATGCCAGAGCACGTGCTGCGGTATCTGCGACTGACAATGGCGGAGATGGTTCATTCTCGTATGATAGTTCTACAGGTACGTTCTCCTTTACCGGCCCTTCTGCGGCCGAAGTCCGTGCACATTTTAGTGCAGGTACAGGTATTGGTATCACCAATGGTCAAATCTCGACAAGTATTACACAATATACAGATGCAGACGCACGTGGCACAGTATCAGTAAACGATGCTGGGGGTGATGGGTCTCTTTCATATGATTCATCCACAGGTATCTTTACATACACTGGCCCAAATGCGAGTGAAGTCCGTGCGCATTTATCTGCCGGTGGTGATTTATCATATGACTCTGCGACTGGTAGATACTCTTTCACACAAAGAACAGACTCAGAAGTACGTGGTCTGGTCTCAGTAACAGATGCAGGTGGAGATGGTTCTCTATCTTATAATAACGGTACTGGTGTAATTACATACACAGGCCCTAGTGCATCCGAGACTCGTGCACATTTCTCTGGTGGAACTGGTGTCACAATCACTGACGGGTCTATTGCGATTGCACAGTCTGTCGGAACTACCGATGATATTGTATTCGGTAAGGTAACTGTTGACTCCGCAGAGATTGGATGTCTACACTTAACTAAACAAGAAACTGCACCTAATAGTCTTGCGGGTTTACTCTACTATGATTCAAACCCACAGAAAGGTATATCGTTTATACCAACAACCAATGAATTGGTTCAAGATGTAACAATCAACCTCGGTCAAGAACATTTAATATATGTTCATAACTTGACCGGTGGACAGATTAACAATGGTGATGCAGTATACGTATCCGGTACTGCACACGGTATCCACCCCCAAATATCTCTTGCAAAGGCAGATGCTTCTTCTACAGCAAATGTTACTGGTATTGCAACTATGGATATCCCGAACGGGAACCACGGTTATGTGACTCAGTTCGGTTTAGTAAATGGTTTGAACACTTCGAATATGATCGAAGGTGCATTTGCATACCTTTCTGCTGATAGTGCGGGTAAGTGGTCTACAACTGAAGTATCAATCGACCAAGGTTATCCTACACACGTAGGTCGTGTAATCTCAGTAGATTCTACTTCGGGTTCACTACTTGTAAACATTGAGAAAGAACACGCAGAATATATCCGTGTTGAAGACCGTATGATTGTTGATGGTAAAATCACTGCGGATTCTGGTGACTTCAAACTACTTAACGTAGACATATCATCCTACTCGGATATCGATGTTCCCAATAACCTTCCTGCTTTCCGTGAAGGTAACTTGTTTTATATGCAAGGCCCTGATGCACTTGTATACTCGAACTCATCAATCAATGTCAAAGTTGGTCAAGATGAAATCATGCGAGTTTTCAACAACTCGGGATCATCTATTCCCAAGGGTAAAGTTGTATATGTAACTGGTGCTGCAAATGACTTCCCGACAATCTCACTTGCAAAGGCAGATAACTTCAGTACAACATACACAACATCTGGACTTGCATCAAGTACTATCGCTAATGGTGCATATGGTTATGTAACAGTACGTGGTCTATACGGTGGGTTGAATACTGCATCCTTTAATGTGGGTGATACCCTTCACGTTTCTCCTGATAGTGCGGGTGAAATGGTAGCATTTTCTCCTGATTATCCTAACTGGCCATATCAAGTTGGTACGGTACTTGTTTCGGATTCCGCAACTGGTGGTAATGTCGGTGGTTGTATTCAGATCCGTCTTGCTCCAGAGATTGCAGAGAACATTCGTGTTCAAGGTAACCAACGTGTAGATGGTGATGTCACTATCGCAGGTAATCTGAACATCCTTGGTTCTGAAACAACAACTACTGTACAGTCTCTAAACGTTGGTGATCAGTTCATCTATGTTGGTGCAGGTGATACCATCGAAACAGTATTCGGTGCGGGTATATCTGGACTTAATGATGCGACTTTCAAAGAATATTATGAAGGTGATTCTGACAGAACGTATTTTGTCAAGATAACCGGAACCGATAGTGCAGGTGATACTATCCAATGGGGTTTCGACTCTGCGGAAGGTATTGGCGAGTTTACTCCGTTATCGTTTGATTCGGACGGTGGTACAGGCCCTACCTCTTGGAACTTGGGTGTAGATAATACTCTTGTACCATTAAGATATAATGTCAAGGTAACTTTCTCGTCTCCTACTGGTCACACTTTAAACAACTACTGGAAAGGTGACGCACAACCAATCAATCAAGATTTTGGTATTGTCGGTAACTACAATACGATTGATGCGCCATATACCCATGCGGGTGTCTTCCGTGATACCACAGATAGTCGTTGGAAGTTCTTCAACAAATACGATCCAGAAGTTGGTGGAAACATCAATACTTCAGACCCATCTTTTGAACTCGCAGACTTGCAAGTCAACAGATTATATGGTAATGTTACTGGTGCAGTAACGGGTAATGCGTCTACCGCAAATAGTCTTCTCACTTCAAGAACTATTGGTATTTCTGGTGATGTGACTGGTACCGCAACTTCGTTTGATGGTACTAGTAACATTACTATTACGACTGGGATTACTGCGAATACTATTGTCAATGCTGACATCAATACAAATGCTGCGATTGCAGATACTAAACTCGGAACAATCTCAACTGCGGGTAAGGTACAGAATTCTGCAACTACTGCGACTTCTGCGAATACCGCAAGTACAATTGTTGAACGTGATGGTTCGGGTAACTTTACTGCAACTGCAATCACCGCAAACCTAACAGGTGACGTAACTGGTACTGTATCGAGTCTATCCAACCATACGTCTACTATCCGTAACTTATTCAGTGTAGATAATTCGGGTCTTGGATATGATAGTGCGACCGGACAGTTTAGTTTAGCAAATCCTGGCGTAGACTCTGCGTCAACTCTTGCATTGTTCTCTGCTGCAAATAGTGGTACCGGATATGGTACACTCTCATATTCAAATGGAGAGTTTAGTTTTGCGAAGGTAACAGATGCAAACATCCGTTCTGCAATATCCGCAAGTACTGGTATCTCAATCACCGATGGGGCGATTTCAACTACCATTACACAGTATACTGATACTCTTGCACGTGGTGCAATCGGTATCAATAATAATGGTACTGGATTCGGTTCTTTAAGTTATAACTCTGGAACTGGTACAATTACCTATAACAAGGTCACGACACAAAACATTCGTGATCAATTCAGTGTTACTGGTGATATCGCATATGACTCTGCGACTGGTCAGTTCTCGGTAGATGAAACATACTCTACTGCAAATGAACTGTTGACTGCGGTCAAGACTGTAGATGGATCGGGTTCAGGTCTGGATGCTGATGTTCTTGATGGTCAACAAGGTTCGCATTATCGAATCAACGTATATAACTCTGCGGGAACGCTACTTAACTAATAGGTAATAACATGGCCAATCCAAATACAAGAGACGAACATATTGACTACTGTCTACGGGCATTAGGATCTCCTGTACTCGAAATTAATGTGGCGGACGAACAGATCGAAGATCGTATTGACGAAGCTTTACAATGGTTTCGTGAATATCACCCTGATGGTAAAAGACGATTTTACATTACACATCAACTTGTTCAGGCAGAAATTGACGCAGGGTTTTTCGAACTACAAGAAGATCTATTAACTGTTGTACGCATGTTCCGTGTGGATAGTGTGACTGCATCAACCAACTTCTTTGATATTAAGTATCAGATGAGATTGAATGATATTAGTGATCTAAATAGACATAGTGGTGACATGGCATACTATGAACAAATGCAACAACACCTATCATTACTTGATATGAAACTAAGTGGGGAACCACAGATTACATTTGACCGACAGAATGACAGAGTATATTTCTATCATGATAAGGCAGATTTCACAGTAGGTAACTATGTGGTCTTTGAGGTATATGGTGATATTGATCCTAATGCGGGAACAAACTCGGATTTGAATTCACTATGGAACCATAAGTTTTTAAAACAATATTCTATCGCACTACTCAAGAAACAGTGGGGACAGAATATGTCTAAGTTCGAAGGTATGCAATTACCTGGCGGTGTTACTATTTCGGGACGACAGATCTATGATGATGCTGTTGCAGAGATAGAACAAATCATGATTAAATTCAGAGAAGAAGAAGACATTGGCCCAATGTTCTTTGTAGGATAAAAAATGGCAACGAATCCGTGGGTTTCCCAAGCAGTACGTGGCGAACAGAACTTATACGAGGACTTGGTAATCGAGTCCTTGAAGTTCTATGGTCAAGATGTATATTATTTACCCCGTGAACTTGTCAATGTAGATAAAGTGTTCCTTGATGACGTTCCTTCGCATTTCAGTGACGCATACAAAATAGAAATGTATGTAGAGAATGTAGATGGGTTTGGAGGAGAGGCTGACTTATTCTCCAAGTTCGGAGTAGAGTTACGTGATCAAGCAACATTTGTTTGTGCACGAAGAAGATGGAAAGGACTCATCGGTGATAAACTAGATGCGTATAACTTCCGTCCAAGAGAAGGTGATATCATATACATCCCATTCTCTCAGTCTATGTTTGAGATCTTCAAAGTAGAAACCGAAACACCTTTCTATCAACTAAGTCAATTACCAACGTTCAGACTTCAGTGTGAGTTATTCGAATATAATGACGAAGACTTTGATACTGATATCGAAGGTATTGATGACGTGGAGGTTGAGAGTGCATACCAATATAAACTGGTCATGGAGTCTCCGGAGGTTGCGAGAGCAACTGCAACTACACTGATCAATCTCGATGGACAAGTGACACAGTTTCAAACTGGTTTCGCAGGTAAGGGATATACTTCTGCACCCACAATAACTCTAGAATCTGCCTTGGGTAGTAATTCGCAGTTCGGTAATGCGTCTCTGGATGTAGGTCGTGGTCGTGGTTCAGAATCTAATTACACACAAACCGGATTGCATGGTGTAATTGAAGCTTGGATATATATTGATGATTTACCTTCTACTGGTCAGTCAATCTTTTTCGAAACAGGTGGAAGTGATGACGATCTTCCTGCCCGATATTTCTGGGGTGTCAATAGTAGTGGTCAGTTAACATATAGTCGTGGTGATAATTCTGGCGGTGGTGTCACAGTACTTACTGGTAATAACGTTTTATTCCAAGAAGATACTTGGCATCACATACTTATCGGTGCATTTGATACAAATAATCTAGTTATATACTTTGATTTCGAGAAAAAGTTTGATGATAATCTTGCAGGTGTTACTTTCGACTGGGTGTCTGATAATGGTTACTCGGTAGGCGGAACTGCGGCACGTACAGTCGATGGTGTTGACTGGAGTGGATTGAATGGATTCATCGATGAATTCCGTGTTCAAGTTGGCACGAAGGCAGAACTTCTAGAACCAAGATATACTGTTGTTGGTGTTGATAACGTAATAGTAACTACTGAAGCCGCATATAGTGCAGATGATAAAGATGCCGTACTGTTACATTTCGATGCAATCAGTGCAACCGCTACATCTACAATCGATTCGGATGGTGTGATAGATTCATTTATCTTGACAAACTCGGGTATATATTACAACGAACCACCGACCGTAACGATTTCTGCTCCATACAGTGTTAATGATTACAAACGTGGTGAGATAGTAACACAGTCTGGTAGTGGATACTCCATGACCGGCGAGGTTGCAAAATGGTCTGACTCGGACAATACTTTGTATCTGGCTCATGTGGGTGCGACAGACGGTAAGTATCATACATTCAATACAACAAGAGCGGTAGTTTCTCCTAGTGCAACCTATGCACCGAATCTGGTAGAAGAGTTACAACAAATAGAAGAGGTGGCCGCAGGTCTTTCTCAGGGAGATTACTTTGATGATTTCGAAAGTGATTTTTTAGATTTTTCTGAAGGAAATCCGTTTGGAGATATGTCATAATGTTCGGAACACATTTTTATCACAAGAGAGTAAGAACTGCGGTATCCGTATTCGGTTCTTTATTTAATAACATATATGTGTTGAGAACTAACTCGGCAGGAGAGACTATCTCTCAAGTCAAAGTTCCGTTATCATATGCCCCCAAGAGAAGTTTCATTCAACGTCTTCAGGAAATGAGAGAAGGTGAAGAACAGGAACGTAGAGTTGCAATTAAGTTGCCTCGGATGTCTTTCGAGATTACTTCTATGGCGTATGACCCTCAGAGACAACTACCCAAGACAAATACGTTCTCGACAACACTGCAAGGTAGTGAGACTAAACGTAATAACTTCTATGTGTCCGTACCATATGATATGACATTTGATGTCAACGTATATGCAAAGAGTCAAGATGACGCATTGCAAATGGTCGAACAGATTATACCATATTTCAACCCATCATATACGGTTGGTGTAAAACCTTTCAGTTCAGAGTTCCCCGAGATAAAAGAAGACGTACCTATTACATTACAGGCAATATCTTTCTCGGACGACTTTGAAGGTTCTGTTGGTGATCGAAGAACCATCATATACACACTATCATTCGGTATGAAAATAAACTTCTACGGCCCAACCTCACAATCACCGGTCATACGCGAAGTTAATAATAATCTATATACTATAGGAGCAGACGGAGATCTGTTTCACACACGCATCCAAACTACACCAACTCCGGTTGGAATTAGTGCAGATAGCGACTATGGATTTTTAGAATTATATTTGGATAGTGCATTTTAATGTCAGATGATAGTAATGATAACATCAAAAGTGATTATGACTATTCTAGAGAGACCTACTACGACCTAATTGAAAAGGGACGTGAATCTCTGGAACTCATGATTGAAGTTGCACGTGAGAGTGAACACCCTCGCGCATTCGAAGTATTGTCTGGTATGATAAAAGGTATTGCTGATGTTAACGATAAGTTAATGGATCTCCAGAAAAAGAAAAAGGATGTCGAGAAGTCTGATGTTCCAGCTCTGGAGAATAGAGGTAATACCACCAACAATGTTTTTCTGGGTTCAACAACCGAACTCCAACGATTTTTACAGAATGAGAAACAAGTGATCCCGCATGACGACTCAGACTAAAGAGAGCTACCTCGGAAACCCAATGGTGAAGCGGGATGGGGTTGCCGAGAATTGGACAGAAGAGAAGATAAAAGAATACCAAAAGTGTATGGGAGACCCCGTACACTTCTGTCGTACATACGTAAAGGTGGTGCATCTTGACCGTGGTCTGGTTAATTTTGATTTATACGAATATCAAGAAAAGATGTTTGACCATTTCGAAAAGAATCGTTTCTCTATCGTACTTGCATGTCGTCAATCCGGTAAGTCAATCAGTTCGGTTGGGTACCTTCTATGGTATGCTTGTTTCCATTCCGAGAAAACTATCGCAGTACTTGCAAACAAAGGTGCAACCGCACGAGAGATGCTCGCACGTGTTACACTCATGTTGGAAAACCTTCCTTTCTTTTTGCAGCCGGGTTGTAAGGCACTCAACAAAGGTTCTATTGAGTTTAGTAATAATTCTAGAATCATTGCCGCTGCTACTAGTGGGTCTTCTATTCGTGGTATGTCTGTTAATCTTCTTTTTCTCGATGAGTTTGCTTTCGTTGAGAATGCGGCTGAGTTCTATACGTCAACGTATCCTGTTGTATCTTCGGGTAAAGACACCAAAGTAATCATCACCTCTACCGCAAATGGTATTGGTAATCAGTACGAAAAGATTTGGACTGGTGCCGTTCAAGGAACGAATGCATACCAACCATTCCGTGTGGATTGGTGGGATGTGCCGGGCAGGGATGAGAAATGGAAGTTGCAAACAATTGCGAACACTTCTCAATTACAGTTCGACCAAGAATTTGGTAATACTTTCTTTGGTACGGGTGATACACTCATAGGTGCAGAAACCCTGATGGGTCTCAGAGCACAAAATCCTTCAAGTGTTCTTGAAGGGGGTGACTGCCTTATATATGACGAACCAATTAAGGATTACGAATACATCATGGCAGTTGATGTATCGAAGGGAAGAGGACAGGATTATTCTACGTTTAACGTAATCGATATTACCTCACGACCTTTCAAACAAGTCGCGGTGTATCGGTGCAATACTATTTCTCCACTACTCTTTCCTAACATTATATATAAGTATGCGAATCTCTACAATCAATCGTGGGTAGTCGTTGAATCAAATGATCAGGGTACAGTAGTTTGTAATGGACTATATTATGACTTAGAATATGAGAACCTCCACACCTCCAGTGCAACCAAGGCAGACGCACTCGGTATAGAAATGAACCGAAAAGTCAAGAGACTTGGGTGTTCCTCAATCAAAGACATTATAGAAACAAACAAAATAAACATAGTGGATGAGAACACCATCCTAGAGATATCAACATTCATAGGTAAAGGACAATCATACGAAGCCTCTAGTGGTAACCACGATGACCTTATGATGAACCTAGTGATGTTTGGATATTTCGTATCCACCCAATTCTTTGCGGATATGACAGACATTAATCTAAAGGACATGATGTTCCGAGATAAGATGTCCGCAATAGAAAATGATATAGTACCGTTCGGTTTCATTGATGATGGATCGGATTATATCGAAGAACAAGATAACACATACCAAGGATGGCACTCTATAGACACGATAGGTGATCGAGACTGGTAGAGAATAGTATTCTTATAAATACTAGTATTGAAAATAACCGTATTATGATTTACTTATCATTCGTTAACGAAACTAAAGGAAAATGCTATGGCTGTAAAACCCGCATCTCCACGGATCAATATCAGTGAGATCGACAAAACGGCAATCGTGCCTGCTGTCGGTGCTTCTGGTGCTGGTTTCGTAGGAAACTTCCGTTGGGGCCCTGTGCATGAACGAACTCTTATCTCTGACGAGACGGGTTTAGTTACTGCATTTGCCGCACCTAACGACACGAACTCAGTGGATTTTCATTCCGCTGCGTATTTCTTAAAATACTCACAAACTCTTCAAGTTGTTCGCGAGAACAATGGTGGACAAAACGCACACGGTGCAGTGACCAAACTTGCAGGTGACTCTGACCTTAACTCTATGATTGTCAACAATGGCTCTCACTGGGAAAATACTGTCAAAGACGCAGTAGGTGAAGGTGTTTCAAAAACTTCTAGTGGTACTTGGATTGCAAAATATCCAGGCGACATTGGTAACGCTTTGACTGTATCTTTCTGTCCTGCTGGCGACTCTGCAAGTGTTGATCACTTTACTGGTTGGTCATACGCATCACAGTTCAATGGCGCGCCCGGATCTTCTACTTATGCAACCAGCAATGGTGCATCTAATGACGAAGTTCACGTTGCTATTATTGACCGTACCGGTCTAATCTCTGGTACTGTTGGTGCAGTTCTTGAAAAGTTTGAATATCTCTCTGTTGCTAAAGGCGCAGTAACTCCTGACAATTCACCTAACTATATCTCTGACGTACTGAATGCAAACTCTCAGTATATCTGGAATGGTTACTTCGGTGATGACTCTGCCTTCGGTTCTGACTTCTTAGATCTTGGCGGAAACTGGGGAACTACTCCTGATGTAGATACTGCGACCAACTATGGTCTCGGTGCAGCTCTTGTAGATGGTGTTCGTACAGTAAATCTTGGTGGTGGACAAGCGTCTGCAACTCTATCTACTGGCGATATCTCAGAAGGTTACGATCTGTTCGAAGACAAACTCACTACCGAGATTGACTTCCTGATTGCTCCTATGCACCCAACTGCCGCACAAGGCGCGACTGTTACAAATGACCTAACGTCAATTGCAACTGCACGTAAAGATTGTGTTGTAATAACTTCTGTAGACAGAGACAATCTTGTGGGTAAGACCGATGCACAAGCAACAACCAATGCGGTTTCCTTCGTTGGCGGATTAACTAAATCCTCTTACTTAATTGTCGATAACAACTTCATCAAGATCTTTGATAAGTACAACGACAAGTACATCAACATCCCTGCTGCTTCAAGCACTGCGGGTCTGATGGCTGCTACTGACATTATCGCAGATCCTTGGTACTCACCTGCCGGACAGAGACGTGGTAATTATCGTGGTGTTACCGATATCTTAACTAACCCTAATCAAACCCAACGTGATTCTCTGTATAAAGCAGGTGTCAACCCTATCGCAAACATTCCAGGCACTGGTCTGATCTTGTTTGGTGATAAGACGTTGGAAAGCCGACCTTCTGCCTTTGACCGTATCAACGTAAGACGTTTGTTTATTGCGATTGAGAAGTCTATTGGTGAAGCTGCGAAAAACGTGATGTTCGAATTCAATGACGAGTTTACTCGTGCAGAGTTCGTAAATATCGTTGAACCTTTCCTCCGTAGAGTTAAGGGTCGTAGAGGTATAACTGACTTCCGTGTTGTATGTGATGAAACAAACAACAATCAAGAAGTTGTGGACAATAACCAATTTGTTGCAAGTATCTTCGTTAAACCCGCACGTTCTATCAACTTCGTTCAATTGAACTTTGTTGCTGTTAGAAGTGGTGTGGACTTTGAAGAAGTTATCGGCACGGTAGGAGCATAATACAATGGCTATTTTAGGTGTAGATGATTTTAAATCAAAACTAAAAGGCGGTGGTGCTCGTCCTAACCTCTTCAACTGTAAGTTGAACTTTCCTGCATATGCCCTTGGTGATGCAGAACTGACTTCTTTCATGGTGAAGGGTGCACAGTTACCTTCTTCTAACGTTGCTCCGATCACGGTACCTTTCCGTGGTCGTCAACTGAAGATTGCCGGTGACCGTACATTCGAAGAGTGGACAGTAACCGTCATTAACGACACAGGTTTTGAAATACGTGATGCAATGGAACGTTGGATGAACGGTATCAATTCGCACAATGCGAATACCGGATTCAATGATCCTGCGGATTACCAAACTGACCTGTCAGTAGACCAGTTGGACAAAGATGGACTTGTAATTAAGACTTACAACTTCCGTTCTTGTTTCCCAACCGTGATTTCTGCTATTGACTTGAACTATGATACAGTAGACACTATCGAAGAGTTTACCGTAACATTCCAAGTACAATATTGGGAGTCAGGCACAACTAGTTAAGTTGTGACTAAATATATGCGTAGGGGGATTTTCCCCCTGCGTATTATTTTTACTTTGAGGCAAAGATGGCAGACGACAATAACAGTATTATGAAATTATTCGGTTTCGAACTCAAAAGAGCATCGAAAAAAGAAACCGGTAAAGAAAATGATAAATTACCTTCTATCGTTCCGAAAGCGGATGACGATGGTGCGGGTTATGTAACTGCGTCTGGTTCTCACTATGGTCAGTACATTGACATTAATGGTGATAACGCAAAGGACAATGCAGAACTCATCATGAAGTATCGCGGTGTGGCCAACCATCCAGAAGTTGACGCAGCGATTGAAGATATTGTAAACGAAAGTATTTCTGGTTCGGAGACAACCTCTCCTGTAGAACTGAATCTAGACGGTATCGAAACGTCAGATAAAATTAAAAAATTAATGGTAGAAGAGTTTGATGGGATATGTTCCATGTTAAACTTTTCCGAGATGGGACACGACATATTCCGTTCATGGTATATTGACGGTCGTCTTGTCCATCACTTAGTAGTAAACGAATCTAATGCGAAGGCCGGTATCCAAGAGATCCGTCCTATAGACACCCCCAAGATTCGTAAAGTAAAAGAAGTAAAGTATAAAAAAGATACACTGACTGGTGCAAAGATCGTAGATAAAACCGAAGAGTTCTACGTGTTCCAAGAGAAGAGTTCTACGCAGAGTGCGGTAAAGATTTCTCCGGATGCAGTATCATATGTGACTTCGGGTCTTACAGATCCTAGTAAGAAACGTATTTTATCTTACTTACAGAAAGCAATTAAACCCATCAACCAGTTACGTATGATGGAAGATAGTCTGGTAATTTATCGTCTCGCACGTGCACCAGAACGTAGAATCTTTTATATTGATGTTGGTAACTTACCTGCTAACAAAGCAGAACAACACATGAAGGATATCATGGGTCGTTATCGTAATAAGTTAGTATACGATGCGAGTACCGGTAACCTTAAAGATGACCGTAAACATATGTCTATGTTGGAGGACTTCTGGTTACCTCGTAGAGAAGGTGGTCGTGGTACCGAGATTAGTACACTACCTGGCGGTGAGAACCTTGGGCAGATTGACGATATTGTATACTTCCAGAAGAGATTGTATCGTTCTTTGAATGTACCTATCAACCGTTTAGAACAAGAGTCACAGTTTAGTCTGGGTCGTTCTACCGAGATTTCTAGGGATGAAGTTAAATTCCAGAAGTTTATCGATAGATTACGTAAACGTTTTTCTGGCCTATTCACTGGTATCCTGAAGAAACAATTAATCCTCAAAGGTATCTGTACAGAACAGGATTGGGATATTTGGAAGAATGATATCCAGATAGACTTTGTTCGTGATAATCATTTCACCGAGTTGAAGGATTCTGAGATACTTAGAGAAAGACTAAGTACCCTTGACCAAGTATCACAGTACGTAGGTGAATACTTCTCACGTGAGTGGGTAATGAAGAATGTCATGATGATGTCTGATGATGATATTGAAGAAATGAAAAACCAAGTCGAAGCCGAGAACGCAAAGGGCGGAGATGATAATGAAGAAGACCTTGGAGTATAACTATGACTGAAGAAGTAGAAACTAATCCCATCCATGATTTGATTGATGCGATCCAACAACAAGATTTTAACTCAGCACAGGGTTCTTTAGATGCCGTGTTGGCTGATAAGATGCATGACGCATTGGAAGTTGAAAAGATTTCTGTTGCAGACACTATCTTTAACGGTGCAGAAGAAGATCAACTGGAGATAGACTTCGAAGATGACGATCTCATCGAAGATGAAATAGAAGATGAAACAGAATACGAGTCTGACGATATCGAATAAAAGTTTATTGTTAAAGATGGAATTTGTATAAATAATACCATAAACGGAAAAACTTAAAATGAAAACATTCGGTCAATTAAGAGAAGCTGTCGCTTCCAAAGGTAAAGTCGTCTTCAATAAGAAGATCGATAAAGTACCTGTTAAGATCGTGAAAGACTCGAAGGGTTTCGTTTTGTATATTGACGGTGATATGTTAGACACCTTCAAGGATCAAAAAGAAGCTGAGAAGACTGCAAAGACAGTCGTAAAGGAATTAAAATGAAACTGATTAGCGAATACTACGAAAACGACATTCAGTGTATCGTAGAAAAGAAAGAAGACGGTGCCAAGAAATATGTCATCGAGGGCGTATTCGCTCAAGCAGATCAAAAGAATCGCAATGGGCGAATTTACCCCAAAGCAATTATGGAACGTGCTGTAAATAAGTACGTTACCGAACAAGTTAGCAAGAAACGTGCGGTCGGTGAATTGAATCACCCCGAAGGCCCAACTGTTAACTTGGATAAAGTTTCGCATCTCATCACTGACCTCAGATTTGAGGGAAATGATGTGGTCGGAAAGGCACAAATATTGGATACTCCGATGGGTAAGATCGTTCAAGGTCTTCTAGAAGGTGGTGTTCAACTAGGTGTGTCAACTCGTGGTATGGGAAGTCTAGTGAACCGAAATGGTGTCGCATATGTTGGTGAAGATTTTCACCTTGCAACTATCGACATAGTACAAGACCCCTCCGCACCTGATGCTTTTGTTAATGGTATTATGGAAGGTGTGGATTGGATCTGGAATAACGGTATTTTGGAACAACAGATAATTGAAGATATGGAGACAGAAATCAAAAATGCACCGAAGGCGTACAGTTCTGCTGTTCAAATTCGTGAGTTTAAAAATTTCCTCTCGTTAATCAAATCTAATATGTAAGGAGTCTATAATGACTGATGAAACTAATGTCGAAGTAGAACTTCACGATGATATTAACGAAATCGTGGAGGAAACTCTCGAAGAAAAAGCAGAACCTAAAGGCGCAGGCGCAACATCAACTGATGGTGTAACTGAACCTGAGTCTGTAGCGTCAGTAGATAAGGCGGCCGATGCAACTAAGAAAGCAACATTACCCAAGACAAAAGCGGGCATGATTAACTCTATGTACCAGAAGATGAACTCCATGAAAAAAATGGATCTTCAGGCTGCATACGGTAAAATGATGGGCGAAGATGTCGAGTTTGATGTTGAAGTAGTTGCAGAAAAAATTGATACAGTAAGTGAACTTGATGCACTCGTAGAGTCAGAGGCAACTTTGTCTGATGAGTTCAAAGAGAAAACTTCAGTTATCTTTGAAGCTGCTGTTAAATCTAAACTGTCCGAAGAAGTTTCTCGTTTAGAGGAACAATACCAAGAAGAACTATCTGAAGAAGTCGCGTCTATTAAGAGTGATCTTGTTGAGAAAGTTGATTCTTACTTAAACTACGTAGTTGAAACTTGGATGGAAGATAATAAAGTTGCTGTTCAGAACGGTCTCCGTACTGAAATCGCAGAGAACTTTATGGACAAGATGAAGGATCTATTCGTAGAATCTCACATCGAAGTACCTGAGTCCAAGGTAGACCTAGTTGATGAACTCGCAGGTCAAGTTGAAGAACTTGAAGAGAAGTTAAATTCTCAAACTGGTGAGGCCATTAAACTGTCAGAAGAACTCGAAGTGTTGAAGCGTGATTCTATCATTGCTGAAGCCGCTCGTGGTTTGGCAGACACCCAAGTCGAGAAACTGAAAGGTCTCGTTGAAAGTATCGATTTCGAAAGTGCGGAAGTATTCGCATCTAAAGTTGCTACTATCCGCGAATCTTACTTTTCTCAAAAAATTAGTGAAGAAGTTGCTGCCGTAGATGAGGAACCTGAAACAACAGTTGAAGTGTCTTCAAGCATGGACTCTTACCTCACTGCAATTAGAAAAACTTCTAGAACTCAATAAGGAATAACCAATATGAATTCTTACGATACTCTTATCGAAAAATGGGCTCCCGTCCTGAACGAAAGTTCTGCTGGCGAGATTAAAGATCATCAACGTAGAGCTGTTACTGCTGCAATCTTGGAAAACCAAGAGAAAGCAATGATGGAAGAACGCGCTCAACACGCAGGTTTCGGTTCTTTAAACGAAGCTGCGCCGGGCAACAACACCACTTCTGCGGGTAACTGGGATCCAGTATTGATCTCTCTCGTTCGCCGTGCAATGCCTAACTTGATGGCATATGACGTATGTGGCGTTCAACCAATGTCTGGCCCAACTGGTCTCATCTTCGCGATGAAGGCACGTTATGGTGCTGGTTCAACTTCTTCACGTGAAGCATTGTTCCAAGAAGCAGAAACTCAGTTCTCTGGTGACCGTACCGGTACTCACGATTCTGATAACGCTTCTGGTTTCAACGGCATCTCTGATGACTCTGCAACTGGTGTTCGCACTGTTGACTCAAGTGTAGACGATTCTCGTCTGACTTCACTTGCTGCAACTGGTATGACTACCGCTGCTGCTGAAGCACTGGGTGATGGTGTTGGTGCACCTTTCGCAGAAATGGGTTTCACCATCGAGAAGGCAACTGTAACTGCCGTATCTCGTGCGTTGAAAGCTGAGTACAGTTTAGAACTTGCACAAGACCTGAAAGCAATCCATGGTCTGGATGCAGAAACTGAACTTGCTAACATCCTCTCTACTGAGATCCTTGCGGAAATCAACCGTGAAGTTGTTCGTACTATCAACAGTCAAGCAAAAACTGGTGCTCTCCAGTCTAACGTTGCTACTAAAGGTATCTTTGACTTGTCAACTGATGCTGACGGTCGTTGGTCTGCTGAGAAGTTCAAGGGTCTGGTTGTACAGATCGACCGCGAAGCAAACGTAATTGCAAAAGAAACTCGCCGTGGAAAGGGTAACGTTGTTATCTGTTCTTCTGACGTTGCTACTGCACTTGCCGCTTCTGGTATGTTGGACTACACTCCTGCAATGTCTACCAACCTTCAGGTTGATGACACTGGTAATACTTTTGCTGGTACTTTGAACGGTCGCACTAAGGTCTATATTGACCCATATGCCTCTGCTGACTACATCACTGTAGGTTACAAAGGTACTAACGCATATGACGCAGGTGTATTCTACTGCCCATACGTTCCACTGCAAATGGTTAAAGCCGTTGGCGAGAATGACTTCCAACCACGTATCGGGTTCAAGACTCGTTATGGTATGGCGTCTAACCCGTTTGTCGGTTCTACTCCAAGTAACGGTCTTGCCGCTGCTAAGAGCAATGTTTACTACAGAATCTTCCGAGTTGACAATATTCTCGCGTAGATGGTAGTATAAAATAATAAGAGTGATAGATCGGGAACGCCCGGTTAAATCACCTTTTGACCCTCATCTTCGGATGGGGGTTTTTTTTGTGTCTATTATAGTGGTCTATATTTTAGATAATTGTCCATTAATAGACCACTATAATGTGTATAAATAAAAGTAAAATCAACGAGAGTTATAATGGCAGAGTTAACATCAAATAAAAATTATCTACAACCCACGGGATTTAAGATTATTATATCCGGTGATGGTTATAAGAATCTGAGTTATTTTGCGCAGAGTGTAACACATCCTGGCTCCTCAGTTAATCCAACAGAACTACCAGTTGCACGTATTACTTCGGTTCCTCTTGCGGGTGATAAAATTACCTATGGGGAACTCACCGTAGAGATCATTCTTGATGAAGATATTGTTGCATACAAAGAGATGCAGAACTGGTTGGAACGTATCGTGAATCAGGGACAAGACAATAGTGTAGGCGCAGAGGGTACTACACGAAGTAGTTATGCAGATATAACATTGATTATCATGTCTAGTCACAACAACAAGAATGTGCAGATAAAGTATTTTGATGCCCTTCCTACAAACTTGAGTCCTATCACTTTACAATCTAATGTTAGTGATATACAATACCCTACATTCACAGTAAGCTTTAGGTTTAGTTCTTTCGAGTTGTTATAAATGAGACACGTCTATATTATGAATGAGAATCTTCTGGATATACTAGAAGGTTTTAGAGAGTTGTTTATTGACAAATACGATGTTACCAAGACCAATACCTTTCTTGATGGAGAGAATAGAGATCATTGGATTAGTGACGAATACTTACAATCTATACAAGTAGGTCATGATGGATCACCCGAATCAGCAAGGTCTTATTGTCTCAAGCCCGATCATGACGATTCATCTAATCTGGACTACCGAAAATCCTATATAACATTGGATGAAAGATTGAAGACTGAACTAGGAGTGCGCAATTCTGCGCTTAGTCAGTTATATCCGGTTGGTGGATATATTGGATGGCATACAAATCAAAACGCATCTTCATACAATCTTATATTCACATGGAGCGAGACCGGTGATGGTTATTTTGAGTGGGTCGATCCCATAACAAAAGATCATATTCGCATGAAGGATAAGAAGGGGTGGACATGTAAGGCTGGATACTTTGGTTCTTCCGAAGAGACAGATAAAATTATATACCATTGCGCATCAACAGACAGTAAAAGAATTACCCTCTCATATACTCTCGGGTTCAATCTAGAGTTCTGGGAAGACGTTATTGATCATATAAATACAGTTTGATTATTGGAGATTATTATGTTAGACCTTGAAAGTATATTATCAGAGTGGAAAGAGGATTCCCAAATTCCACAACACCAACTGGACGAGGCGTCTCGACACACACCTAGTCTACATGCAAAATATTTACAGTACCTATCTCTCACAAAGTTACAACTCAAACGTGCAGAGAACTCTCAGAAGACTCTCTTGTTACAAAAATGGAAGTACTATAATGGTAAGATGGATCAAAAAGAGTTACTTGCTACTGGATGGGATTTAGATCCATTCGATGGACTCAAAGTACTCAAGGGTGACATGGATTTGTATTATGATGCAGATCCTGAGATTCAGAAATCCGAAGAGAAGTTACAGTACTATAATACAATTATAGATACATTGAAAGAAATCGTACAAAGTCTCAACTGGAGACACCAAACGATTGGAAATATGATTCGGTATAGAGCGTTTGAAGCGGGTGCATAAGATGCGACAGTACGATGACGAAGACTTAGACAAAGCGAATTGGTTACACGAACATGGTATGTGTGTACAATTTAATATGATCGACTTGGCAAAGAGACTATATGAACAAAGACAACACGATACGAATAAGGATGTTAAACCACTCGTATCTGGCGATAGAGAGTAACGCATCCCAAGAGATGGAACTCCGTGAGTTCTTTGCATTTTTTGTGCCTGGATATAAGTACATGCCGGCATACAAACGTAAGGTTTGGGACGGCCGCGTAAAACTTTACAACACCGTGACCAAGACTTTGAACGTGGGTCTTTATCATCACTTGCGTAAATTCTGTGGTGATAGATTCTATCCCCTACAGATATTAGAACATGAAGAGTATGGTGTACCTAGTGCAACTACGAAGGTTAATCATCCTGAGTTGGTAAAGTATCTAGGAAACCTCGGTAGTCCGTTCGATACAAGAGATTATCAGTATGAAGCGATATCTCATGGTATTGAAAACAAGCGGTGTTTGTTACTATCTCCAACCGGCAGCGGCAAGAGTTTTATTATATACAATTTATTACGGTTTGTCAAGGATAAAGAAGGTGTAGGTAAAACTTTAGTTATTGTTCCTACAACAAGTCTAGTTGAACAGATGTATAAAGACTTCGCTGACTATGGTTATGACGTAGAGAACGAATGTCACAAGATCTACTCCGGTAAGGAGAAGGTTACTGATAAAGATGTCATCATCTCTACTTGGCAGTCAATCTATAAGTTTGGCCCGGAGTGGTTCGAACAATTCGATGCAGTGTTTGGTGACGAAGTTCACTTATTCAAGGCAAAGTCTCTGTCTACCATGATGGACAAATGTGTTAATGCGAAGTATAGGTTTGGTACTACGGGTACACTGGATGGTACCGAGACGAACAAACTTGTACTTGAGGGTTTGTTTGGCCCTGTATATAAGGTAACTACTACTGCAAAGTTGCAGGAAGAGAAGACACTTGCAGACCTAGAGATCTCTATTCTTCTTCTGAGGTATCACAATGATATCTGTCAACGGATGAAGGACAAAACCTATCAGGAAGAGATTGACTACATAGTTACAAATGAACGCAGGAATAAGTTCATTACTAAACTTACAAAGGACTTGGAAGGTAATAGTCTGGTCATGTTTCAGTTCGTTGAGAAACACGGTAAAGTTCTGTATGAGATGATAAAGGATTCGGTATCAGATACCGACCGAAAAGTATTCTATGTATCGGGAGAAGTTGATGCAACTGACCGAGAGAAAATTAGGGGAATAGTGGAGAAAGAAAATGATGCAATTATTGTCGCTAGTCTGGGGACTTTTAGTACTGGTATCAACATTAGGAATCTTCACAATATTGTGTTTGGGACTCCATCAAAGTCTCAAGTCAAAGTACTTCAGTCAATCGGACGAGGACTCAGACAATCCGACAACGAAGCAGTGACAAAGTTATTCGATATTGCTGACGACTTCTCTGTAAAAGGACACCGTAACTTTACTTTAAACCATTCGGGTGAACGTGTTAAGATGTACACGAAAGAGGGTTTTAAGTATAAGATATATAAGATAGACCTAAAAGGAAACGATGATGATATATGATTTAAAACAAGTGAAACAACTCAAGTTATCCACTGGTGAAGAGATCATGTGTGAGATCCTTGAGGAAGATGATTATGATCTTATTATTAGAAATCCTCTTACCATCCAGTTTGCGCAAGCCGAAGATGGCCAGAGAATGTGGTCGTTCCGTTTGTTCATGTGTTATCAGGATGATCCGGATAGATTCATTCTTTTGAAGTTGGATAAGATTGTCAGTATCGCTAATCCAGTTGACGAAATTTTGAAACAGTATGTTCAAGCAGTTGATTCTATAATGGATTATGAAGGTACTGAACCAGAGTATGACGATGAGTTTGTTTCGATGGATAGTGACTCACCTAATAACATTTTAAAGTTCCCTACAACCATTCACTAAACGTTACATTGACTGGGGGGCAGACAACATGCTTATTTTATCACATAAAAAAGATTATGTCAAGTTATATTTTAATTATATTAGGATTATTTTATGAAAGTTGGTTTAACCGCCTCTACATTTGATTTGTTACATGCAGGTCATATATCAATGTTACGTGAATCGAAGACACAGTGTGACTACCTTATATGCGCACTTCAGATAGACCCTTCTACTGATCGTTCAGAAAAAAACTCTCCTGTCCAGACGTTGGTCGAAAGATACACCCAACTATCTGCGGTTAAGTATGTGGATGAGATAATCCCGTACCAGACCGAAAAGGACTTGGAGGACATTCTAAAGATGGTTGATATCGATGTGAGAATCATTGGTAGTGAATATAAAGACACGACCTTCACCGGACGTGCAACTTGTGCAGCCCGTGGTATAGAGATATACTTTAATAAGAGAGACCACAGATTTTCGACCAGTGACCTCCGCAAACGAGTATCCATGAAAGACCCCCTGATGGGTATGAAAGTTACCCAAGAAGAAGCGGTAAGAAAGAAAGCAGAAGATTGGTTACAACTACAGAACAGTTAACCCTTGACATTCATACCCTAAGATAGTATAATAGGGTAAATATAAAGTGAGAGTACCAAATGAAACCTAAAGATAGACCGCACTACGTAAACAACAAAGAGTTCTCCTTAGCGGTAGTAGATTACTGTGAAAGTGTGCAGAACGCCACCTTAAACGGTAATGAACGTCCGATGATTAACGATTATATCGCATTGTGTTTTCTGAAGATTGCAGAAGGACTTTCACACAAGTCCAACTTTGTTCGTTACACTTACCGTGAAGAGATGGTCATGGATGCAGTAGAAAACTGTCTCAAGGCTATCGAGAACTATGACATCACTAAAGTTACTCGCACCAACGCACCCAATGCTTTCGCATACTTTACACAGATCTCTTGGTACGCATTCCTCCGAAGAATCCAGAAAGAGAAGAAACAACAAGACATCAAGATGAAGTATATCGCAGAAGCGGACGTGAGTATGTTTGTTGATGAATCTGGTGACGGCGAATCCTATGGACAACATGTCGTGGAAGGATTACGGCATCGAATTGATACTGTTAAAGATGCGGATAAACAGTTCAAAGAGTATGTTAAAGAAGAAAAGAAACAGCGGAAGAGACGTGCAGTTAATGTCGATTCTGATCTTAGTGATTTTCTTACTTGACAGACTGATTTTTATCATGTATAATAGTAACATCTATTAATAAAATGAGTATTATATGAAGCTGGCAATCCTAAACGACACTCATGCAGGGTGTCGTAATTCTTCTGATATCTTTATGGGTTACCAAGAACGTTTCTATTCCGAAGTGTTCTTCCCGTATCTGTTAGAGAATAATATTACACAGATTCTCCATCTCGGAGATTACTACGACAATCGTAAGACTATTAACTTCAAAGCACTTGCGCATAATCGTAAGATCTTCCTAGAGAAGTTACGAGAGTATGGTATCACTATGGATATCATTCCGGGCAATCATGACGTGTACTACAAGAACACCAATGAACTAAACGCACTGAAGGAACTCCAAGGTCACTACATGAATGAGGTTAACCTTATCATGGAACCGACTACTATGGAGTATGGTGGACTGAAGGTTGCAATGGTTCCTTGGATCAATCCCGAGAACGAGAAAGAAACACTTGAGTTTCTGAAGAACACTAAAGCAGAAGTTGTGGGTGCACACCTTGAACTTGCAGGATTCGAGATGGCTCGTGGTCAAGTCTGTAAGGATGGTATGGATAAGTCTGCGTTTGATCGGTTCGAAACTGTACTGACCGGACACTTCCATGCCAAATCATCACAGGGTAATATCCACTACCTTGGTGCACAGATGGAATTCTTCTGGAATGATTGCGGTGACCCTAAACACTTCCATGTCCTTGATACCAAAACAAGAGAAGTGGAAGCGATCCGTAACCCAATCACCATCTACGAAAAGATTTACTATGACCACGAAGAGATGGGTGAGTGGAAGTTCAAGGATATGTCTTACTTAGATAATAAGTTTGTCAAGATCATAGTGAACAATAAGGGTGATGCTCTACAGTTCGAACGTTTTGTGGATCGTGTACAACAACAGAAGATTCATGAACTGAAGATTGCAGAAGACTTCAAAGATTTCCTTGGTGAGAATGTGGGTGACGAAAACATATCTGTTGACGATACTCATACCTTAGTCAACGATTATATTGACAATGTTAATACTGATCTGAATAAGGACAGGATCAAAACAGAGATTTCATACCTTATGAAAGAAGCCCAAAGTATGGAAGTAATTTAATTTGAAGAGTGAATATGGTGTTCGAGAGATAACCATGAGTCAAGGATCAGATTGTATTAAGAGGTACCACTATCTTGGTACCCCATACATGGATGCACCGACCAATAAGTTTTATGGTTTGATCCACGGTGAGGATGTCGTGGGGGTGGTTCAGTTCAGTGACGGTCATTGTCATCCGTCTTTCGTTCCAATCTACTTTGGAGTGGACTCCCCCACGACCGGACTCTGGGACATGGCCAGACTGGTCGTATCCGCCAAACACCAAAACGAATATAACATTACCTCGTGGTTTCTATCGCGAGCATTGAAGATGTTGAAACCTAGGTATGTGTTGACAATGGCAGACCGTAGGATGCACAATGGTACTATCTATGCGGCAACTGGGTTCGACTACTATGGACTTCAGAAGGGCGGGGACAGAGCCATTCGGGGTTATGAGGACGTGGAGTTTCATGTATTCACTAAGTCATATGACCCTTCTATTAAATGCGTGTGGGATAAAATAAAGTTTGACAAGACTGACTATTAATGGTATAATACCTGTATGATAAAATTTAGTAAACTACGATATAAAAACTTCCTGTCATCTGGTAATGCCTTTACAGAGATAGACTTTGCAGCATCCTCTACGACATTGGTCGTGGGTCACAATGGTGCGGGTAAGTCTACTATGTTGGACGCATTATCCTTTGGTTTGTTTGGCAAACCCCACCGCAAGATCTCTAAAGGACAACTGGTCAATACCATTAATGGTAAAGGAACAGTTGTTGAAGTTGAGTTCTCTATGGGTTCACAGGAATATAAGATTGTTCGTGGGATAAAACCTAACATATTCGAAATCTGGGTTGGTGGTAATATGATCAACCAAGACTCTCATGCAAAAGAATATCAGTCTATGCTTGAGAAGAATATACTAAAACTTACCCACAAATCTTTTCACCAGATTGTTGTTCTCGGATCAAGTTCCTTTGTTCCGTTTATGCAGTTGACTGGTGGTGCGAGACGTGAGGTAATCGAGGATCTTCTCGACATCAATATCTTCTCTAAGATGAATAGTATTCTGAAAGAAAAGATGTCTGTGTTGAGAGATCAGATAACCACGAATGGTTACAACATAGAGATGTGTAAGACCAAGATAAACTCACAGAAGAAGTATCTACGTGATTTGTCTGCAATCAATACTGCACATCGTAAAGAGAAAGAGTCGGAGATTGAGGCTAACCAGACTGAGATTGAGTTTCTTCAGGGGTACAATACTGAACACATGGAGATTGTGACGACACAACTAGAAGACGTGTCGAAGAAAATCGAAGGTATAAACTCAAATCGTAACAAACTGATCGAGTACCAATCGACCTTCAAATCACAGATTAAGACTGTGGTTAAGGAAGCGAAGTTCTTTGACGAGAACGAACACTGTCCTACCTGTGACCAAGGTATTGCCGAAGACCTACGTGAGTCTAAGAAGGTATCTGCGAAGTCACGTGCAAAGGAACTGAACTCTGCAATGTCTAAGTCAACTCAACAGATGGGGACTTACGATGAACAACTTGTAGAACTCCATAGTCGGTTAGAAGAGACCAAGACTTTACAGAACAATGTGAATAACAATAACCAGATGATTGCTAGGTTATACAAACAGAATGATAGTATTCGTTCTGATATGGATTCACAGTCAGAAACCACCGGCGACCTCAAGAGTGCTA